ACCAGCCGGGAGCGAACATCCATTCGAGGCCGCCACCGACGGTCCAGCCGAAGCGATCGACGCTGTTGGCGCTTTCGGACAGGAAGGTCGTCGGGATGGTGCCGATGAAGTTATGGTCCTGATTGGCCCAGGCGCCGCCGCCCTTGACGTAGCCGAGAACCTGCGGAGCGAACAGGTAACCGATACGGCCGGTGGCGGTGACAGTGTAGTTGACCCGGTTGTTCGAAATGAATGCGCCGACCGGGAAGCCCGGGAACGCGGTGGGTACTACGTGTGAGCTGCGGAGGTTACCGGCATCGGCCATGCCCTGCACGCCGACCACCCAGCTACCAGCGAACTGGTAATCGCAGCCGATCTGGCCGCCCCCGATCACGTCGGAGCGTTCGCTGCGACCGAAGTCGTTGTTCGGAACGATTGCGGGTCCGCCAACCTTGGCGATCTGGGTCTGCTCGGTCTTGGCCCAGCCGCCGCCGACGTTGCCGCCGATGTAGCAGCCGGTCCAGTTGTAAACGATGACGGGCGGAGCCATCGGCGCCTTGGAGTAGCGCGGCGCCATATCAGCGGCGAAAGCCGGCACGGCAGCTGCCATGACGATCGCGGCGATCGAACCTGTGAGAAATTTGTTCATGTGAGACCCCAAGTTTTTTAATTGGCAATTGCGAGCGCATCAGCAGCGCGATGGACAAACCATACAGGAAAAGCCGCAAAACGCTGTCACCCGGATGCCACACTCGCCAGCATTCGAACGTGGAAGCCCCGATTACCGTCGTTTCGTAAGTAATTGATTCTAAACATGTTTCGTAAGTGCGTTTCTTGCTAAAAACCTGCTTTTTGGCCTGTATGTCCGGTACAGGACATTTTTCCGCCGGCAGGCTCCGTCGTCCGCACGAATCCCGTCCGCTTTTGACCGGGCCTTTGTCAGACCCGGTTTGGGTGAGTCGCGATGCCCGGCACGGCTGTAGATTCTGCAGATTCGTACCCGCCGTTTTACGCGTCTGATCGCGGGTTCGCGTTAACATTTTAATATCGGACTTGGCGCAATTGAACGCCGCAAAATCCTTACGCGTTAGGCTTACCCGCAATTTGCGCCGCGGCTTTAACCCTTGGGGTCATGCGTTCGATTAGGGTGCTGCATCAATGCAGGATCCTAAGGCGATGCGCGCGTTACCAGCACTGTTACTTCTGATCGGGACGACGTTGCCGGCTTTGGCCAATGACGGATTCAACATTGTCATTCCCGGCCGCGCCGGTGTGCCGATCATCATCAACGGCGTCGACGCGTCCTGGGCGGTGGTGGAAAGCGACTGGGGCCTTGCTAAAAACGTCCACATGCAGCCGACGGTCTATGGCGGCCGCATCGTCGACCCCGGACCGCAAGTCGGTCACTATTATCCGAGCGCCGGCCATATGCCCGGTTACGGCCGGCTGGAAATCCAGCCGCCCGCCAACCGCAAGCTGCCGCAGCCCGCGCAGAGCTATCACCACTCATGGTCGGTTCAGTCCGCGCAGCAGCCTGCGCAGAACGACGTTCCCTACGATCCGCCGGCTGTGATCGTCGCGCCGGAAAACCGCGCTTCGGGTTCGCCGCAGGATTTGCCACGCCAGCCGCATGATTTCCGGCATCGAAATCACCGGAAATTTCACCACTAGCCCCTCACACCCAACCAAAAAACAGATCCACAGGAGAGAGTAATGCGTCAAATGATTTCAGGATTGGTCGCGGCAGCCGCCGTGATGACGGTAAGTGCCGCGCCAGCCATGGCGTGCGGGGGAGGACTGTTCGGTTTCGGTTCGTGCTCGCCGTGCGGTCAGGTCAGCCCCTGCGCGCAGAGTTATGCCCCGGCCTTCACCTATGCGACCGGCTGCGGTGGTAGTTGCGGCGGCGGCTATGCGGCCTCCTACAACTATTCGGGTTCCTACGGCGGCGGCTGCGGCGGCGGTTGCGGCGTTTCCTACGAGCGGCTGCCCGAGCTTTCGCCGCAATACTATCACGTCAATCAGGGCCCGACCTATACCGGTCCGGGCAATTTCGCACCGTATCCGAGCTATCAGGAAAACGCGCCCTACGGGTACCGCGGCGGTTCCGTCGGATATGGCTACGGCGTGCGATCCGGCTATCGTTACGGCGCGGGCTACGGTGTTGGCCGCGGCTACGGTGTCGGCCGCGCTTACGGTGTCGGACGTGGATACGGCATCGGACGTGGCTACGGCGTGCGCCATGGCATGGGCTACGGCGTTGCGCGCGGCTATGGCGTTGGACGCGGCTACGGCCATGGCGGCATGCGCCGCTACTGATCCGGCGATGGTCTGAAAAATTTCGGCGCCCGTTCGCAATTGTTGCGAGCGGGCGTTGTCCGGTCTGATCCCTCAGCCCATCAGGCCGAGCCTGACGGCGCCGATGTAGAGCGCCAGCACCGCGGCGTTGGAGACGTTGAGGCTCTTGATTTCACCTGGCATGTCGAGCCGCGCCACCACGCTGCAGGTTTCGCGCGTCAACTGCCGCAAGCCCTTGCCTTCGGCCCCGAGCACCAGCGCCAGCGGCTGCCGCAACGCGACCGCGCCGAGATTCTCGCTGCCTTCGCTGTCGAGGCCGACGGTCATGAAGCCAATGTCGTTCAACTCGTTCAGCGCGCGCGCCAGGTTTTGCACGGTGACCAGCGGCACCAGTTCCAGCGCGCCCGAGGCGGATTTCGCCAGCACGCCGGTGGCTTCCGGACTGTGACGCGCGGTGGTGACGATGGCTTTCACCGCGAACGCCGCCGCCGAGCGCAGAATCGCGCCGACATTGTGCGGATCGGTGATCTGGTCGAGCACCAGTACGATGCCTTCAAGTGGCAGCGTGTCGATGTCCGGCGACTCCAGCGGATCGGCTTCGGCGAGCAGGCCTTGATGCACGGCGTCGGGCCCGAGCCGCGCGTCGATGAGGGTGGGACGGACGATTTCCGGCGCCACACGGGTGTCGATGTTTTCGTCCGCAAGCCGCCGCGCGGCATTCTCGGTGAGCAGCAGTTTTCGGATCTTGCGCTGCGGGTTGTTGAGTGCCGCAGCCACCGTATGCCAACCGTAAAGAATGGCGGGACCGTCGACACGCGCCTCGCGGTCGCGCCAGGCGGGCCGGCCGCCGTCGCGCCCCTTCGGTCCCTTGCCGGGGCCGCGTGAAAAACGCTGTTTTCGGTCGCGATCGCTCATGGCGCGCTTGTCTCACGGGTTCCCGATAATGGCAATTTGTAGCCCGGAATTCAGCCGGGGCAGGGACGCAGTTTCGGTGGCCGCCCTTGGTTGACTTTGCAGGCGCACTTCCCCCATAAACGCGCCAGCCGGGAGCCCGCCATCGGCAACCGGTTTTAATGTCATCCATGGCCGCTCAGACGCCCCTTTCGGCGGGTGAATGGTCCGATGCTGTTGAGCGGGGGAGTGTCCCGAGTGGCAAAGGGAGCTGACTGTAAATCAGCCGTCTTATGACTTCGAAGGTTCGAGTCCTTCTTCCCCCACCAGCTTGATCTTACACGAGAATTAAGTTGCGGCCGCGATTTGCTGTAAGCAATCCGTAAGCAATGCTGTAAGCAATCGGTTTTTCGCGATTCGTTCGGCTCCCGATGCAGGCGTTATACTCAATTCGCGAACATAGTATTGCTTTTGCCAGGCGCGCGCGCCCCGCTACGGCGGTGCCACCCGTCGATCGCCTGGATTGAACCGACCGGGATAGCGAGGCCAGTGGACGCCAGGTCCGGCCTCGTCGGCCCATGAGAATATAAAGCCGCGGGATTCGAAGTACTCTTGCAAATAAGCGAGCATGTCGAGTGTGACGTTATCCGGCACACCAAAAGACGCTTCAATTCGTCGGATCGAACTTACCGATATCTTGGCTTTCTTAGCAAGATGTTCAATAGGCCACTTGAGCATGGCTCGCGCAGCCCGCGCTTGACACGCAGTTAGCCGATCAGTTTTCATGTGGGTTCCAAGGATGCAACCGCCCAATTGCTGTGCGGTAAATACAACAGTTTTCAAAATGGCATCAGTCTTTAAAATAAATTTGAACGAATCGCGTTCTCTCTTGACCTGAAAGCGTTCAAGGCCCAATGCAAGGTTGTGAGCAATATTGCTCACATTCGACAGTCTCAGGGGTAAACCAAAGTGAGGGACGCAAAAAAAGAAACGACCGAGCCGGAAGGGTTTTCAACCAGGCTCGTTATGGCAATGGCAAGCGATGTAGTCGACATGTATCAGTCGGCGAACCGGGTTCGTCAGTGGTTCGAGCCACTGGCGCGCGAACACGGCGTCACGGTTGTGTTCGACTGAGAATTCTACTCTTAATATTACTGGCGGACAAGGCCGAATTGCAGCGCCAATGCTGCGTTTGTAAATTTAAGCGGGAAGGGCGGGGCTAGGCGCGGGCGCCGCGGGGCAGCGGTAAGCCCATCTCCGCCTCAAGTTCTTCCTGGAGAAGGGCCAGGCCACGCCACACCATAGCGGCACTCTCACGCATGGCGCCGTCGAACCCGCCATGGTTGACCAAGTGGCGAACGATGCAATCGGCGTGGTCCGTAGACTTGCCACGGGCGTGGTGCATCGGCTGGCCGGGATTATGCTTTTCGTTGCCGAGGTAAGAGACCTGTGCGACGGCGGCCAAGGCATCAGGGAAGTAAGCGAGCAGCCCGGAGAACATGGGAAACGTCTTGCGCGTGGCCGAGTCGGTGTCGATGAGGCGCTGCCGGGACGGGGCGGGTACTTGACGCTGTACGGGGCAGAACGAACAGCGGCCGCTATCGGAAACGTTCTCGCACCATGTGGCACCGTCAACGGTACAGAACGGAATCTCCCCGAGGTCACTCACAGCACAATGACCTTCAAGCCCAGCGCCACGGCTGTGGCGTGTTCCGCCGTGGCGCCCTTACTCTTTTCCCACCCTGGCAAAAGCGCGATCGCTTCGGCCTCTGCGCATATCCAGCGCAGATCGTCTCCGAGCGCCATGCGAAGATCGAAGCCATGTTGCGAGGCAGCCAACTTTTCGCAGCCGTCGGCATTACCTTTCGAAATGTCCGTGCCGTGCCGCTCGTTGTCTTTTTCGGCCGGGTTGAACACCGTGTGACCCTGTGCGCGGAGCGCGGCGGCGGCGGCGTGAAAGGCCGGGAAGTTGAATTCGTTGTAGCCCCTCATCGGGCCGGCCAAATAGCACTTGAGCGGAGCAAGCGGCGGGCTGCGCCCCCACAACGCCTCGACACACTCGCCAGTGGTTTGGCATTTTCCGTTTTCACAAGTCATCGGAACGCACATATAGATTTTCTCCAAGGAAGCCGTTAACTTACCGCCAATTTGCAAAAAGTCAACAGAAATCTAACGTTGGCAGTCGCAGCGCTCCGGACCGCAGTACATGAAACAGCGTTTTTGAATTTGAACCGAAGGCATCAAGGAAAGGTCGTGCAGTCCGACGTGTGCAACGTCCGGCGCTACCGGCGGCACATCCCCTACCCATCGCGGCCCGGCTGCGGCGTGGCGCTCCGCTATTGCGACATGGTTGCGCGCCCATTCCCGATCGGTAGCAGGCCACGTTTCGAGGTATCCGGGCAGCGAGGCATAACCCGCTTCGACTGCGGCGCGGTGCGCGTTCTGTTCGTCGACCAAGGTCATTTCAGTTCCTCGTGTAGCCACCAAATCGTCACCGGCACCAACGCCGCCACGATGCAAATCAGCGCGAAAGCTTCTTGTGGGGGAGTCACTTCCGGTAGCCTGGCCAAATGTCATCGGCCGAACCGCCGTGCGCTTCATAACCCGCGATGTATTGTCCCAAATCCGTCAATGAGATTTTGCCGCCGCATTCGAGACATGGGTGTTTTTGACCGAGGTGGACCGACGTCGCTTCGAAGCGGTGGCGTTTGCATGCGCTAAGGCGCGCAATGTTTGCTTTGACCTGATCCCAAAGCAACAGGGCTTCGTCGCGGGTTAAAAAGGCTGAGAAGGCGGGCATGACTAAGCCGCCCCGTACAGCGTCGGCAGGATCATGGTATTTGACCCGTCGTAAATCGTGCCTTCCTCGATCGACCCCAACCGGATCGGCAAATAGCGCAACAGCCCATGGCGCTCGTGAATCACGACCATGTTTTGCTGCGCCGGCTCTGGATCCGCGCGGATGGACTTAGCGAACTCGCCGAAGCCGACACCCGATCCGTTGCCGAAACCGAAAGGTGTCATGCCTGTGGTGTGGAAGTGACCGGAGAACACCCACCGCACCGGCCGGCGCTGGCGATATTCGGTGTCCACGATCTTGCGGTGACCCTTAATGATCGTTGCCATGGGACCAATGAAGCCCGTCCCGCCGCCGGACCCCATGCGATCGCCGTGCGTGAGCAACGCCGGCCAGCCCGCGACGTCGAAATAGGCATCAAACCCGCGCGGCTGGAAATGGCGAATGGTCGGGACGTGGCGCAGCGCCGCCTCGACGAAATCCGCGACCAGGGTGTCATAGGACTGCAGGCTGACCAGTTTGGTTCGCGGCTTGCCGAACGTCGCGCGTCCGTGATTGCCGACGACGGAAATGCAGTGGATTTCTACGCTCTTGCGGAAGCGCCCTTGCAGCTCGTTGTGGAGCCTTAAAATACCCGCCGAAATATATTCGGCCGCGAACTTGACCTGTTCGAACGCGGTGCCGCCGTCGGTCTCAGCGTGCTCCGGATGCAGTCCAGCTCCCGATATAAGGTCGCCGCCCAAGAGAATGTTGACGCGCTCCGGTGCCCCGTCGGACGCGGGCCATGCGCTCGTCATGAGGATGCAAGCCGTTTCGAACAGCCGCCCGATACGCTTCCGTGCCGTGGGCACATCGTAACTATTGACACCTGCGACTTCCTCGCGGTTGACCGTCTCGCCAACGTGTAGATCGGACAGATGCAGGACGACTGCTTGTCGCCCCTTGCCTTTTCCATCGCCGTTGCGCAGGAACTTCGGCTGCAGCCGGGCAGGCTCTTTCGGGAGACCCAGGACGTGCTCGCGGTGATTTTCCGCGTCGGCAGTGCGGCGCTCGGCATCGCGAAGAAGCAAGCGCAGACGTGCGTTTTCGTCCTGTGCGGCGCGCAGGCGGATAGGGTCGGAGTTGTCGATTGTGCGAACGGGAGGCGGCGGAGCGGAGCCGCGAGTTGCGGCGACCCTTAGGCGGGCCTGTATCGTGCCGCGTGCGATACCAAGCGCGGCGGCTGCGGCTGTTTGCGAACCATGTTTGGTAACGGCGTCAACGGCTTCTTTTGCCAGTGCGTCGGAAAGTTCATGCGCAGCCATCAGGCAGCCCCGCCCTTCGACTCAAGCACGCGGTCCAGTCGATCGGTCACGCCGCGAATGTCGCGCTTGATTTCCTCGACTAGATCGCGAAATCGATCCTCGGCGTGGCGCAATTCCGGGTCGGATACGAACAGTGTTGCGGCAGCTACCTTATAGTCGGACAGCTCTTTTTGCAGTGTCTCGACTTTCAAGCCCAATGCGGTAGCGAGAATGGAAGCGGCCTGCGCTGATGTTTCGGTATTCGCGATGCGTTTGGAAAACGCCATCAGAAACCCGCCAATGAGACCTAGCGAGCCGATAACGGCACAAATCGCAACAACCATGGACGTGGATACTTCGATCATTTGCCGCGTCCTCTTGGCGCTACGGCAACACCGAACACGATCAGTGCAAAGGCGAGCGTGATTGCAGCGTTGGCGACAAAGCGTTTCATCGCAGGCACAACGCGGCGTGGTGAAGGTCCCATGCGTTAGCGAACACCACTGCGGCGAATGCTACAAACATTGCGCAGAGCGTGAATTTTATATCAGGGTGAAGGCGTTTCACTTCACGCGCCCTCGCAGTCGCCACTTCCGTACCTTGGCACCGCCGGTCCAACAACGCTTGTTGACGCCCGTTTGGTTATGGATGCGAACGGCGTTGATGGTCGGCAGAGTGTCGTTTGCGTAGTCGAACTGGATCGATCGCCAGCCGGCGCAGCGCGCCTTACTTTCGAGCTGGCTGTTCCCCGCGGTTACGGTTGAACGGGTCGCTTCGAAGCAATTCCCGAGAGGCAGACACAGGACCGACAGTATCAACAGCGTCAGTGCGGGCTTGCTCGCCGTTTTCAGTTTCGTTTGCCAGGGCGGCGTTCCATTGGGAGCGAACACGGTTTTCACCTAGGGTAACTCCTATTGCAACGGCGATTGAAAATGTGATGATGATTGCGCCGATGGCGACGAACCAAAGCTTGCTCTTAATGGTCGGCGCGAAGTAGACGCCAGCCGCGCACCCTGCGATCATGAGACCAGCAAGGCCAAAGTGCCACACGAGAGGCCAGAGTCCGGCGCCAAGGGTGTAAAGCCACTGCATTACTTGCTCCCCGGCAAGAGGCAGCACAGCCCGAGGACCGCGAAGATACCGACCATGATGTATAGCGGCGTGAAGTTGACCGTGCTTGTTAAGAGCATTTGCGCCACCATGGACACTTGGGCGCGGCGACGGCGGCGACCGCTGCCTTGATCGCAGGATGGGTCACGACCTTGTTCGGCGCGTTCAAACCCTCCAAGCAAAGATCACGCTCGCTCTTGCGACCGTCGCCAATACCGCTCCGTCGCGCGACGAGGCCCTTGCGGACCTGGCCATCGGAGCGGACATACCAGCCTTGAAAGGCGTTGCAGCCGCTGCGGACGTCGCCTGCATTCATCAGGCGGACCATGTTGGATTTGCAGACGGCGGCGGGTCCAGCATTATAAGCGGCGTCAAGCAGTGCGGCCATGGACTTGTCGGGAAGCGAAACCTTGACGCACTTCTGCAGCGGTGCGAGATACTTCGGCAGCGATGCCGCTAGCATTTCGTCACACTGCGCATCGGTGAATCGTGTGCCGACCTTAACCTTGCCGAACTCGTCGGTTTGTCCGTGGCAATAGGTGATGGGATGGCCTGTGCCGATGGCATCGCGCTTGGCCACGTGGTCGGTGCCTTCCCACGCGGGCAGGAAGGCGACGCAAGCGGCGATGCATCCGGCACCGGCAACGGTTGCACCTGTTTTTGCCTTGCTCATGCCGTGGCGTCCTGTGCTTCCGTTCCGGGTTCGGTCGGCACGGCCGGGGCTTGCTTGGTCAAACGCATGACGCCGATCAGGGCGTAACCGGCCATGTTAAGGCCCATGAACAGCATGGGATTGAGAATTTCGCCGAACGCTGCTAGGCCAACCAAGCCGCCGTTAAGAACAAAGAAAAACAGCCCGACGCGGATACTCCACAGACGATGAAATTCCTTGCCTGCGTTGTCGATCAAGCGCATTCAGAGCACCCACGTGAGCAAAAGACAGAGCGCCACGGCCGCGCCAATCGAGGTTCGCGGATGCGCTTCTGCCCAATTCACGGCGTCACTGGCCAGGAAGATGCACTTTTCCATTGCAAAAGCCCCTTTGGAGTCTGCAAACTAGCACCGATTTTGCAAAAAGTCAACAAATATAGAGGGACTTGTTCGAGGGATGGCTGCGGGTTAAGCTAGTCAGAATTGGGGAACTGAATAGCGTGGTGAATTTGAGCGCAGAACGCTACCCGGCATTGGACGCCCTACGCGGCTTTGCCGCTCTGACGATTGTCCTCTATCATTTCCAAACGAACTCACCCCTCACGGCAAACGCTTTCGTGGCGCAAGGGGCGCTGATGGTAGACTTCTTTTTCGTCCTCAGCGGGTTCGTGATCTCATTGAACTATTGCGACAGGATAAGGTCTGCGCGCGATCTTTGGTGGTTTCAGAAGAAGCGTTTCTGGCGGCTTTACCCGCTCCACCTCGTGACATTTCTTGCATTCGTCGGAATTGAGACTTTCCAGTTTTATCGCGGCCAGACCACCGCATTCGTGACGAACGACCTTGAGGCCGCGCTGCATAATCTCTTTCTGACGCAGGCTGTGCTCACGAATCACACCAGCTTCAACATGCCGTCGTGGTCGATCTCTGCCGAGTTCTGGACCTATCTGATTTTCGGGATAGCATTGCTTTTTGGACGTTATCGCTGGCCGCTATTGATTGCATGCTGGCTGATCGCCGGAACAGTGATCTACCTTCAAAGCACCAGCGTCCTTGCTCCGAACGTCGCAGGCATCCTGCTCGGGCGTGCTCTATACGGCTTTGCCATTGGCGTTCTTGTTCATCAAATCCAGTCTCGGCAAAAGCGTCGCGAGTTCGGATCGCTGACGCTGTTGTTTTTCATGGGCATGGCCGTGTGGCTCATTGCGCACTTCACGATACACTTACTTTTGGTGACGCCGCTGATTTTTGCGGCCGTCGTTTACACAGTCGCGTGGAGCGGCCCAAAAACATGGGTGCAACGATTCCTGATCTCCCCCGTTCCGGCGTTCCTTGGCCGCATCAGCTACAGCATTTACATGACGCACGCGATCCTGACCTTTTGGTTCTTCTACTTCGTCTTGGAACATCCGCCGTTCAGTCCGTCAGAATCTACGCTGGTCACCTCTCTCCTGATCGCTTGCGTCATCGGGCTTTCCACCCTGACATACCGATTCATAGAGCAACCTTTCAAGGCAGGCCTTGATATCCGTGCCGCGGGCACCCAAACCCTCCCGCCGCGCCTAGCAGAATAGCCACCACAGCGCGACAATCGATCCGAGTAATCGGAGCGGAAGCACCTGAAAGCGCCAGCGTCTTTCTCCATCGGCTAAGTTGATGAGGCGCCTTATACGTATCATCGCATCACGCCGCGAAGTGCTTGCTAAACGCAACCTGGATAAGATTGACCGTAGTGTTGTCCGAGTTCGCGCAACTCACGGCAGATGCCTCAACGGCCGCTCCTGCGGAGATGTTTGCCACTGCAGTATCAAGCAGGTTAATGGCTTGACCGCCAGTGTTGCCGTGACCAACAATGATGGCGGTCGGCCCTACATTTACTGTCGCCCCTCCATATGCCCTGATTCCGATGCCGCCGTTCTGAGACACCAGCGTGCCGCTGAATTCCAGCGCTCCTAACACGTTGATGGCGCCCGTTGTACCGACGTCCCCATAGAAAAGGTCGAACCGACCCGTCACCGATCCGGCGCCGCCGATCTCGATTGCTGGCGCTGTGTTGCCCGCCTCAGTGACGATCACCGCACCCTCTAGATTGACCGCGCCGAATGTGTTTACCGAATGTGTGCTGGATAGAATCTTGGCGCTTACAGACAGTTGCGATGCCCCCGACCCTACCCCAACGGCCGTGGTGCTGCCCATAATTGTGACGCTTCTATCCACGCGCAACCGGGCTGATGTGGCGTCCACAAACAGTCCGTTGAAGTTGCTCTTGATGACGACGCCTCCGCCGATCGAGTTTCCCGATGCGTCATTTTCGACGATACCGGAAGTGGCATTGCCGGTCACGGAGGCCGCGCCGTCCACGCGGTTATTTGTGGAGCCGCGCTGGAAATTAATACCGCAGTTGCCGTTTCCGGAGTAGCTGCCGCCGTCGATCAGGCAGCCATGCGACCCCCACACGCTGCCGCTGTCCGGCTCCGATCCCGCAGTCGCGGCGGTAAACAAGGCGCCTATACTGCCGCCATCGACGCTGTTGCAATCCCTCACGGCGCACTCGACGGCGTCCTGGAAAATCACGCCGGCTTCGAGGGTGCGCTTTATGTCGCATCGGTTATAAGTGCAGGCTTCAGCGGCCTCGAAACTTAATCCGAGCACGGTCGTGTAGCCGCCATCGCCAGTGATATCGAACGCATGGCAATTGTAGGAAGGCGTGTCGAACGAGATGACGCGTTCACTCGCCGTCGTCGACGTGCCGTCGCCGCATTTGAAGCCCCGGACCTCACACTCCCAGCCTGCCCATAATTCGATGAAGCGGTCACAGGCGCCGTAAATAGTGGCGCCGTTGCCTTCAATCTTGATACCAATAGCGGGCGTCACCTTTTGCACCAGCGATCCGGCCGGGAATGAGGTCAACGCCAGCGGCCCGCCATAGGGCATCTTCAACGGCCGATCTATTCGAGCAACCTTTGTCCCGCCGTTCCATGCCCTGATTTGATACATGGCGTTGCGGAATTGCTTGCTGTTGAGAATGACGAAATCACCGACGGCAAACGTCATCGATCCGACGATCTTGAACGTCATGTCGCCGATGTTGGTATCGAGCGCCAGCGCGTCAGTTCCGGTCACCTGCGAAAATGCCGAGAACACACTATCGCGCGGGTCGCCGACAGTGGCAATCGTGGCGTGAATGACCGTCTTTTTGTTGCCCACGATGTGGGAGTAGCTCGCAACCAGCTGTCTACTCTTGGCCAGATAAGTCCCGGGTCCGAGTTCCAGCTTCACGCCGGCCGGTGCCAGCGCCGCACTTGCCGCAGCGAAGTTTGCCCAGTCGTCGGAACTGCCGCCGAGGATCGGCAGCGTCAGTCGTTTGCTTTTGAGCACGAACCGTCCGGCCGCAGCCGACGCCAGCACCGTCCAGCCATCCACGGTAGCGCTTGAACTGGAATCGTATTTGTAGATGGCGTCGACCTCTTCAACCCAATAGCGATTTGAAATGCCACTGGAGAGCGCAGAGAGCGCCGCACGCGTTGCGATGTCATCCATGGTCGACTGCTTCCTTAAACGTCAAAGACTGTGGATTGAGTCCACACCGCGGCGCCGCCGACCCGGCAAGTGTAATATTCGACGGGCGAGGTATCGTTGGTGGCGCGAATGGTGCCGGCGGGATCCGCCGTGCGTGTCAGTATTTTCAGAACAGGCAAGGCTCCGGCCGATGCCGCGGCGAATGCAATTTCCAGGGCGGCGGCATCCTGTAAAGGCGCTAGCTTCGTCCACGAACCGGAGCCGCTTGATCCGTTCTTGCGATAGATGCCGTTGTTTAGAGTCGTATCGCCGTAAACCCCGGCTCCGGTATTGGCCACATAATTGAGGTTGCCGTTCAAATGCGCGAGCGTGTCGAATACAACAAAACCTGTTACTTGATTCGACAATAACCCGCCGAGACTTGTATCGATCGCTGTGAATACGGCTAGAATTTCAGTCTTAAGCGGCTTGTGCTCAGTACCCGGCACCGGCACGCCGATTGAATCATAATCGCGAAACGCAACGTCGGCTAAAATTTTGATCGTTCCCATTATAGATACTGCCCGCCGCTCGCCGTGGACCCAGCGGCGTTGCCGGGCAGATAGGTCGCCCCGGCGCCGTTGGTGAACAGATACCCGTTTCCTGTCGCGCTATAGCGCGCGCCGGTCGCCGATCCCGAGAAGGTGCCGCCGTAGCAAGTTATCGCGGAAACGCCTTGGGCTTGCGTCCATGCGGTGAAGGCCGGCGTGCCGGTAATGGTGACCGTCAGCCCATTGGCTGAAATCTTGGAGGCGTTGAGGGCGTACCAGTGAAAAACGGCGGCGCCGCTCACTGCGTAATTGGAAATGGCCGTGATGGTAGCGCCCAGGTTTGCGAAGGCATGGGCGGTAGGGCATGCGCCGAAGTTTATATTGCCGTACCTGACGGATGCGCCATTGTTGGCGGAAATCCCGCTTCCACTTACCCCGGCGATCTGAACCTTGAGGTCCTTGATATCCCAAACGGACGTGATGCCATCGGCACTAAACGCGTCCGCTGACGTGGTCGAGATCACAACATTGGCCGGCGTTGCGTTGTTGCCCTGAATGACCAGATTTCCGGCTGCGGCGAAGCCGACGACATTCTTGAGCACGTTCACGCCGGTATAGGTGCCGTCGGCGATCTGGACTGTAACGGTGAAGCCAGCGATATCGAGTGTCGCAACGGTATCGATCGCCTTCTGGATAGTCAGGAAGGCACCACCGGCAGAATTCACCAATCCGTTGTTAGAATCGCTGCCATCAGTGCGGACGTAATATGTTCGAACAGCCGTTAGAAGCGGCCGAGAAGAGGACGGGGAAAAGCCGCTCATCAAACATAATCCAAGTTGAGGCCGAGAATATCGCCCGCAGTAACGCCGGTTGAACTATTGTCCGCGCTGCCTGTGACGAGCGTGAAGCCGATGCCGGTTGCGAACGAATAACCGTGCGGCCAATCGAAGGCGAAACCGCACGATGGAGGAAGTGCTAACGTTTTGACCGGCGTTCCCGATCCCGCAGTTGGCGCGGAGACGCTGTTGTAAAGCTTAAGATACCGAACCGAGGTTGAGGCGTTGTAGCCTTGAACGGCATACAAACGCCCGGCAGAAGCCTTCACGTTAGCTGCATCGCCAGATGTGCCAACTGCGGACAGAAGCCGCGCAGTCGAAGCAATGCCACCTGTCGCCGCGCTAGCATCTGCTACGGCGCGACCGATAAGCGCGGACCCCGCTTCAACTATCGCGCTAACCCAGAGCCGCCCCGCGGACATCTGGAGCATTTCATAATCGCCATCCGTTCCGGACGTATTGGCCGGCGTCGCTTTGCGAACCGCCATGGCCGGCACACCGACATCGGCGTCGGCACTGGCAACATCTTCCGCCTTGGCAATCGCGGCGGGTGCCGCCGCAAGTGTCGCTTGGACTGCAAACGTGCCTGCATTAGTGACGGCGTGGCTGGCGACTGTAATACCGCTAACCAGTAGTGCGACGATGCCGCGCAGATAGCCTTGAATCGTGCCGGCGACGCTCGTGATAACGGCCGCACCAGCAGTGGTGCCAAGCACGGTGTTGATAGCCGTCTCTTGCGCAAGAATTGCGGCGTTTCCAGTGTTCGTTGTTCCAACAAGAGTTTCCAGTCCGTCAACGTATCCAGCAAGCGTCGTCGCCAGATCGGTATGCAGCGAATCCAGTTTCGTGTTGCTTGATGTGACGAGCGTTTCAAGCCCATCGACATAGGCGGCGAGTGTGGTCGCGAGATCGGTATGAATTTGCGCTAGGTTCGTGTTCGAAGTGCCGACTAGCGTTTCAAGGCCGTCGACATAACCATTCAGGGATGTGGCCAAGCCTTCAAGGCCGTCGACGAACCCACCAACTGACGTGATCGCGGTTGTGAGCGCATTTATTGCGGCTAAATCTTCCACGGAAAGCACAACGGGCCGCGATTCCGCAGCAGGTGCTCGGCCGGGGTTCAATGGCGCATTGATGGCTATGCGCGCGTTATCGATATCAGCAACTTCAATATCGGCAGGTATGCTCATGAATCCTCGCGCAGAACTGGCGTATAGCCGTTATACCGCCTAAACTGGGAAAAGTCAACAATTTTGCAAAAAGTCGGCATTTAAATATCGTCAAAAATCAGAGGGATGTACATACTGTTATGCGGGTCGGAAAAGTCCAGTCGCGCCAACGGTGGAATAATCCGAATAAATGACCAGGTTATCCGACCGGCCAGGATATTGACTTCGGCACTCTGGATTTCGACGACGCAGTTTTGCAGGCCGCGCGGCCCTCTCGTGAAATCCAATGGTACCCAGCGTTTGCCGATATAATCCAGCCCGACCAGGTTAGTTACAAATGAACCTGTCTTGCCTGTGTTGAGTCGCAACAGCGCCCGTCGACCCAGGCGAATTGCTTGATCCTCGTTCTGCACACCAGTCAGGTCAAGGACTTGCGAGCGAACCCCACCTGTCGCCGATATTGACAGTTCGTCTCTCACGGGGTCGGTTTGACTTGACGCATATTTTTGCGACGGGTCCGTGAAGTTGATTTCGAGCTGATTCACTCGTTGTTCGGCGGGAATGCCGTGATTCAGGGTAAAGCCGAAAAAGTGTTGATCGGTCAAAGGCGGTTCGGTCGGTTCGCGATATTTTCCAACCGTAAGCGCGAAAGTACCCTGTTCGGTTTCCATCAGGTGGCCGTCACAGGTAGACAAGATTTTGTTGATTACGTCTTCCGGCTTATTGTCGAACTGATACCAAATGGCGCACGCATAGCGCGGCTCGCCATCCACGTCCTCATCGCAGATATCAGCCTCAACCATCCACAGCGCAAGCACATCGGCCGGCAGAATCGTATCCAGGTCGAGGCCCATGCCGCCGTCGGCACGCGTAAGATAATCAATCAATTGCAGGACTGGATTAGGAGATGCCACCCAGGTAGACTCGACCGTGCGGCTCTGCGCTACGTCGCGCGGATCCCATATGGGCGAGCACCGCGCCACGACGGAAAGTTCGGGTTTACCTTGCGGGTAGCCCCTGGAAAACGTCGGAGGATCGGCAAAAGCACCGCATTTCAAACATGCATACGCAATACCGTCACCACGATATGCTGAAGTCCAAAGCCCGTTGATATCCGGGTCGCTGGCGTATAGCGCCGACGAGGTTTGAGTTGCCGCCCCCATCTTAATTTCAATTTGAACACGACCACCGCCGAACTGATCCACGCCGACCGTGGCGACGGTTCCGACGCCGCCGGCCGAAATGTCAGGTGAAACAGAAACCTCTTGGTCGTGAAGGTAAAAGTGCCGAATCGACTCCACGCGGCCGTGGTGAAAAGCGATCACGTCATAGGACGTTCGGTTCGCTTCCTCATAAAGCATATAGGCGCCAGCAAGACGGTTGTCCCAGTAGCCGCGAACACGCGCGGGGATGGCTTGCTTGATGGCCATGGCGCCCGCTTCGGGCTTCGGCATATTCGGGTTTGCAGACAGCGCATAGCTAAGGCCGATCGAGGCGCTTAGGAGGGCCGTTCCGCCTATCGCCTGAAAGCCTGAAACGCCAAGAAAGGACGCCTCGCCAAACGCGACAAGCGCCTCCGCTTCGCCCGACGCGGCAATCGCTGTCACAAGCAGCTCGCCAACTACTTCAGCCACGCGGCAACTCCCACGTTCGAAGGGTACGCGGAGCGGCAATGGCCAAGGCCACATCACTGCCGACAACGGCGCGCAGCGTAGCGGACGTGCATATGGCGCCGGTCACTTCCATACGGCCGATGGCCACGGGGGCCATCACAAGCGCCACATCCCCCGATCGAGGCGTGTCCGTCTCGCGTAGTCCAATCGCGGCGAAGCGCTTGGAACAAGCCGCGATAATTCCGCCTTCACTGTCAAGCAATGTGCCCCACTGGCGTCGGCTATACGTGCCGCGGCGATCAACCATCGGGTCCGGCAGGTCGTTTTCCATGATCCAATCGGCCATGAACGCGCAGCAATCAAGCGTTTGCCCGTTTCGAGATGCGACTTTTTCCAGGTAGGCGGATAGGTCGGTCATGTAAATTGCGGCCACGGTTTTGTGAATCCGTGCGCATATCGACCGACGAGGTTGCAGAACATATCGCCGGATGAGTGCGCTTGTTGGTCCGAATTCGTCAGATACGACAAACCTGGTCGTCGACGCGCGGTTAACCGCGACCCCGCCGAGAGAACGATTTTCCGGATGATCGGCTGCTCGGGGTCCGTGGTTTCGGCTTGCTGCACGGAAAGCACGTCTGCAATGTAACTCGCGCACCAATGCACGTCGCCGAGCAAAGTCGACCAATCAGTGCCGAAAAACCCAATTCCAACATCAACGCGCTTTCCTTGAATAGACTCCGCATCGTTACCCGATGCAATAGCCAGGACTTCGCCGGTAACGCCGCTGATGGAAAAGTCGACGCGAGTGGCAGCTCCATTCAAGTTCTGCGTAAAAGACGGAATGTCGTAAATTTCGCCAAAGCCTTTGTAGACCGCGCCGTCGGTATCAAGCGTGTTCGTGGTGCTGAAATGGCCAAAGCCGAGCCACAGCCGCACCGGGTCCGGCTCGGTTTCCAAGCGAAAAAATACCGCGATGTTTTGAACATCCGTCTCTAGCGCGGCGCGTTCGGCGGCATTCAGGAACATGTAGCACCCCCGTCGGGGTCCGCACTGACACCAGCAGCACGCAGACGTTGGGCCAACAAACGTATCCGCTCGGAGGCTTGCGTCATTATGGCAGCCGCAGCATGCCAGTTATCATCAGTTAGCAGTTTAGCTTCTCGGTCTATAACTGCGAGCATATCGCTTGTTTTCATGTGGCGTACTTCGACTCAACGAACTTCACGGATGCGAGCGGGAAGGGATACGTTGTCACGTTCAAATTCATCGCCGCCGCGTTGACAAGTTTCATGGTGCAGCGAGGCCGGTCAAACTCCAAACGTTCGCCGTCCGCTACGGCTTCGCGCAGAGGTGGGTTAAATGTGATGGTTGCGACACTACCCGACTGAATGACCGTACCTATTTCGTACAGTCGCCAGTTGAACGTCTGGTGTGCAATTGCAAATTTCTCGCCACCTTGCAGATGACCGCAGTAGTTGAGGTTCATAGTCATGGATGTAGCGCGCAAAGCAGCACCGCCGTTGCAAGTCACGTCAATAATTGACTGCGCGTATCCGGTGCCGTCGCTAAAAAGCGTTCCATCGCTATGCGTGATGCCGTTAAGTTCAACTGCGCTTGTTGGAAACGGCGCGAACACGGTATCTTGACAAGTGACGATAAGCGGCGTGACGCCGCCGTTGGCTATATTGCGAATTGCACGCCATAACTTCGTGTCCGATGCACTGCGCAGACGAATGTTATTTAGCGACGCCATCCAGAAACCGCCGCCGTCGGAACGCACGTCTACGCTAGCGCCGGTAGTCTGTCCCGATCCCATCGTGTTGCCAACGATGTTCCAGTCGTGATCGCCTTCAATGAGGCTGCGGTATGGAAATTCCACGAGTGCCGCCATTAACGAACACCTGTGCCGGCGAAACGCGCCTGTGACGCGGACTGCTTCGCGATGCCGGCAAGCTTTTGCTCGTGTGCTGCCAACACGCGTTGCATCGACTGTACCGTTTTGTCATCGGCGTTGCCTTGAATATGGATATGCGTGTCACCAAAGGACACGCCACCGCCGCCGCTCTCCGCTGCAGGCGTGACGTAGCCGCCACCCGCGTAGCCGCGCAGTTTATTCAAATTACCTACGCCAATCCGACTGGTCGTGGCTGCGTCCATGACGTATTCGCCGCGATGGACAATGCCGGCCGGCTCGTTCTTTCCACCGGGTCCGGTATAGCCGCCGCTGGCGAAACCCAAGGGCGCTCCGCCAACCGAAGTAGCTCCTACAGCACCAGGGACCGTTCCGCCTGGAGATATCGCGTTGACTCCCGGCAGAAAACCACCGAACGCACCTTGCAACGAGCGCAGTAGAGGCGCGACGATCATCGCTTTAATGAAAGCTTCCTCCAAGGCACGAACAATCGCCTTGCTCATGTCGCGGAAACCGTTGCTTACAGACTTAGTGCCGTCGAGCACGTCGGCAAGGCCGGGAGTCAGTGTGCCAGATACAGAAGATGACACACCGGCAATTGCTGTATTGGTTCGCAGAGCCGATGCTTCCACGCTGCCTAGCGCAGTCGCTACGTCCGGATAAACACCTTTGAGCTGTTGTGCAATCTGCACATCTTCCGGTGCGAGCAGTGCCGTGCTGGCGCCGAATTTGATTTCGCCGGCAATCTTTGCCTTTTCCAGTAATTGAACCCGCTCGGCGTACTTTGTATTTTCCGCGACCAATCGATCATATTGTGCTTGATCGAAACCCGTGTGATTTCGAGCCGCCTCTGCACGCAGCGCTGTGTACACTTGCCAGTTTGCTTTGAGCAGTGCGACTTCGCCTGTGGTTTTACCAAGGGAAATGATTTCAACGTTAGTAGCGCCGACGCTATCCTGCGCGCTGCGCAATCGATCCTGCGCGGCTTGAGTCAATTGGTAACTAGCTGCGGCACCCGCTACCGCCGCAGCTTTGCTGGCGAGGCCCTGTTTTTCCGAAAGCGAAAGGTTTTGCCCGGCTAAGCTCAACATCGTCTGTTGATATGCGATATCCGCGCGCTGCGACGGCGACTTTGCGCTAATCGCTTTTAATTGAAGGTCGGACGTCGCCGTTGCACTCTCAACGGTCGAGAGGTAGGAATCGCCGATTTCCTTCGCGCGCGATTTGGCTAGTGCTACTTGTTCGGCCGTAAGGCCGAGCGATTTCAGTAACCCCGGATCACCACCAACACCTTGAACGGCTGTATTAACATCAGCCAAGTTTCTCTTTATACCTACTTCGGGCACGAGACTGCTTATAACCGGACCAAGCGTCAACGATTGCGCGTTGGTTTGAATCTTGCGCATTTCCTCGGCTGCGTCTCTGAGCTTGTTGCCGAGTTTTTCGGACTCTTCTTGTGCCTTGTGGAGGCGATCGACAAGTCCATCCATGGCCGATGAAAACAGCGGACTATTTTGGAGGGTCTTGTTGGATTGAAGTTTCCCGATTTCGTCTTGTGTCTTTTTGATTTTATCCAGGCTGTTCGCGAACTTCGTTTGATCGGACTCGTTTCCTCCGATTAGCTGCCCGACGACACTCACACCACCGGACAGGCGAGTTTTGAAACTCTCCCACACCTTGGAAAGGCCGCTGGCAGAATCAGCCGCGCCGTCCGTGCTGCTTTTCACGCCGTCCAAAATGATCTTTTGAGCTGCTGTCGCGTTGTTCTGCGTGACCAGGGATTTGATAAGGCTTTGCGTGTTGAAGTCGAGAAAACCCAAGCGTTCGTTAAGTTGATCAGCACCTGCAACGGGATCAACCAAAGCTTTTGCCAGGGAGGCAGCGGCCTTGGTAGTGTCGACTCCCATGATTTTCGCATAATCGCGCGTGACCGCGATGGCAGAACCGAATAGGTCTTTGCTGATCTTGCCGGTCTGCGCCAGTGTAGAAGCGATTTCCGAGGCGGCTGTAACAGATACTTTGCTGGCCGATGCCGACGCCACGGCAATGCCGTTGATATCATCGACAGTTGCGCCCGAAGCCTTACCAATGCCCTTAAGAGACAATTGGATTTTCTCTTGGGAATCGGACCACGATTTAGCGACGTAAAAGGCACCAGCCGCGAGCGCTAAAGCAGCGACGCCAGCGGCTCGGGCCGGCGTGATGAATTCCAAAAGCTTAGAACCGACCTCGCCGAACGCACCGGAGATTCCGCCTTCTCCGCTCGCCGCAAAGCTGAGGTGGTTCATTTGTTGCGTTAGCGCTTGCGAAAGCGGAATACCGAGGGCGATGCTCTCGCCCATGGATCGAATAGAGTGGAACGCCGCTTGCGCCTGGATAGACATACCGGCATGTGCATGTGAAGCGCGGTCAGAGGCGTCGGCAAGTGAGTCTGTTGCACCAGCGGCCGGCGCTACGGCTTCATGCAGGGCTTTAACGGCAGCGCTGGATTTAGCGCCAGACGCGGCCAATTTATCCGTGTTTACAGCAGCCGCGGCGCTCTTAGTAGCGAGCTGGTCAAGCGCGGTGTTAGCCGTTACGACTTGACGCGAATCAACCGCAAGACCGAGTGTTGCAATATCGGTCATGGAAACAACACATCAAACAACGCAGGCGTGATATTTTGCACAGGAGCGACGACCGCACTTGGCGAATCCTCTCCGCTCCCGTAACGCGCACGCGTCAGTCCGTTTTCGAATTTAATTCGAGATGAAATTGCGCGGGCTAGGGCGTCGATCGGCATTTTACTCACTTGCTTGTGGGTATACCCACACACGCCCATGCCGTCGTTTTCCAGCCACTCCAAATATTCGGAGTGGCTTAGGCTTCCCCCGACTCGCTACCCTCCGACGGCGCGACAGGACGGCCGCCGTTAACGAGATAGTCGACGAACGTGGAAAGCGGTGTGACCAGGGACGGCATGCCTGTTTTGTAAACGGCGTTCTCGACTTCGCTTGCTTTCTTATCCAGGCCGGCTGCGACCACCGCCACATAGAAATCCAAATCGCCCTGGCCGAGACGATTCGCTACGTGCGAAAAACCACCGCTCGCGTTGATGCGCTTTGCAGCGGCCAAAGAGCAGCGAAGTACGGCGGCCTTGCCGTCAAGCGTAATTTCGACTTCGCCGATTGAAGCGTCTGCCATTCAATTCCCCTGTGTCGCGCGCGCCGTTACTGAATGGCGGCGAAACGAACGATGTTGCTGTTGATTTCGATTGTGCTATCGAGGTTGCGAATGGTGTTCGCGGCGCCGCCAGTTTCCTGCGCATTCATCACCAGGCCGATGAAATAGCGCTGCGACGGAACCGGGACGGACGATCTGGTATGGACACCAGACTGAGTGCCGGTCGTGGTGATAGCGGAACCGCCCGAAGTGGCTGCTACGCTGTACGCGCCGGCCGCAAAACCAGCGGCGGCAACAAAATACGTGGTGCCCGCAACAAGGCCGGTCGGCAACGCGCCAGTCGTCGCGAACGAAACCTGGTCACCAATAGAAAGGCCATGCGCCGCGTCAGTGAATACGCCAGGCACCGCAATGGTGACAGTCACAACAGCGGACGATACCGGCGCGGCATCGTTCCACGCAATCTTGCAGGCGTAGTTGCTCTTGTTGCTCGGCAGCGACGCTGCAATCAACGCAAGCTGGCCAGGATCGGCGGCGTTGAACGTGAAAATGTTTTGCATCGAGCCGGCGTTCGAGGTGCCCTTCTGCTTGGCGTCCCGGCCGCGATTGATAAGCGGCGTGCTAATGAGCGCCGCGGCATCGCCGATGGTTCCGGCCTGTGACCAACCGTCGACTTCAACCCACGTTTGACTCGTGAAGTCCCCGAGCACGAAATCAGCGTTCTTATCATTGAGAACACCGCCGAGATAGAAGTGGGAACCTGCAACGGGAAACAGAGACATGAGCGTTCCTTATCTTACAAAGGTGCGGTAGCGGATGCTTACCGGCGTTCGGGTGTAGGGCGCATCAGCGATGGGCGCTGCGATTGCGGGCGTCTCGTATACATCCACTTGGACGCTGCCGTTTGTCAGGCGCGTGCCTCGCGGAAACCACGCGGCGACCGCGTCGGCGATCTGCGTCGGCGTTTTGGTCCCGCCCGCCGGAAACTGCTTGGTCACTACTGTGACCTGTAGAATGCCCGCGTGCTCGTCCCACGCCGAAATGCCAACCCCTGCCGTGGCAGCGCGAAGAATCGCGCATTCAAGATAATTGCCGATCGCGGGTGGCGTGAACACCACGTCCGGGTACGCCACCGGCAGAACCGGCGAAAGGGTTAACGCTGCAAGGCGCGTAAACAGCGCTTCCGTGATCTGCGCTTCGACGCCCACAGCGGTCATGTTGCTTTATACCGCCAATTTTGCAAAAAGTCAACAGATAACGAAACGCCCTAGACACGGCCGGGTTGTGCAGATAGCATCCCGCGTTTTTGGGGTTCATACAGATCATGCGTTGCTTTCTATTACTCGCTTCTTCCGCTGCTCTTGCCGGCTGCGCTACGATCACAGAAGGAACCACACAAAACATCCGCGTCGAAGTGGTGCCCGATAGCGGAACTTGCGTTCTTTCGCGCAAGGGCGAAACTCTTGGCGCGTCGACACCTGGGCAGCGTATCGTCAACGTATCGAAGTCCATGAACGATATTGATTTCAAGTGTTCGGCACCCGGTCATCAGGACAGGGATGAAAGTTTGTCATCGTCGCTTTCGCCAGCAACCGTTGCCAGTTTCTTTTTGTTCGACTTGGGTATTGTAGACGCTACTAGCGGCGCATGGAAAAAGTATCCAGGGCGCATAACAGTCGTGTTGCAACCGTTACCTACCGTATCGCCGCCGGCCGTGAAGCGGCGTTAAAGTGACGCGGCAGCCTGGTCCACGATGCCGGAAAATTCGACAACTGTAATTCGGACAACCCCGCTCGGGGCTTGTTTTGACCAGCCATATTCGAGCCGACGCGAGTAGGAGAGATTAGAGCACATCGTAATAATTGTTCCCGCGCTGAGTTGCGCAACAGCCGCGTTGACACGCGCAAAAGACGGTGCGCCAGACTTGTCGATCGTGCCGGGGTCATCGGTCGGAATTGAATTGATGGCAACAACCCATGAAGACTTAAAACGCCCTTCGTCTACCGGGGATTTCTGGATGACGCGCGAAAACATTTCCAGTGCGACTTTGCGCACGACTAGATCGGCGTTGCCTTTAGCCTTCGCGCAAAATTCGGCGATCTGCGCGGCGAAAATTGAGCCGTTAGACACGAATATGACAATCGAACAAAACGACGGTCCCGGCCGGCGCGAGCGTATTCGCCTTCAGCACCGATTTGACCACGGCACCCACCACGATCGCGTCGCCCGGTAGCAGCGCGGTCACACCAAGCGCATTGAGTGGCCCGGCCGCGACCAGCCATCGTTCGTCATTTTCGAGGACGTTGCCGCCCTGCATCTGTTTCCATGTGAATTCGACCCTGGCGGCAAAGGTAGGATAGTCCGTGGGTGTAAGCGTAGGCGCGTAATCGGTGCCCGAGCTGGTCACGCGACGAACGGACGCGGCGGCGCCGAATTCTTGAATCATCTCGTCGGCGTCGTCGCGGCTTTCTAGGTAGTCGAATGTGTCAACAGCCATATGCGCGATCCCGTATCCCGTGGAAATATACGCGAGTGCGCATCACAGCAGCTCCAGATGCCAAGTCCACTCAACGTGTTCGATTCCATCGTCGCTGAAATGCGGATCATGGACGAGCGAGCCGAATGAATAGATTGTTGAATGGTAAACGCCTCGCGGCGAAAGTCCGTTGGCGATATAAAAAGCGGGCATTGCCGTTACTTCGTGCCCGCCAGTGCGTTTCAAACGCATCTTGAACATACGCGCCAGCCAATCATCGCAACGGTCTTTGTAGTTATCGTTTCGGCCGAACATCTGATCAAATGGCGGGACCATCCACAACGGAATATCAAGCAACGATGCGACGCATGCTGCAAAGCAATTACCGTTTCCGATACCTTCTGGCGAATATAGTCGATCCTGCTTGACGGGTCTCACGCCCGCACCAGCCGCACGTTCCCGCTGCTCGCGCCCGGCGTGCTCGTCACGAGGCCGCGCAGAATTCCCTCAATAACCATGTAGCGGTCCACGGCCGGCGCACCGTCTATGTACGTTATATCCTTGCGCAACGGCCCTACCGACTTCCCGATGCTTTTAATCTGCCCGCCGCGGACCAGTGTCGGCTCCATATCCGCGCCGCCCAAGGCGAGCAAAGCGGCTTCCATGGCGGCATGCTGCACTTGGAGTGGCACCGTCGTGCTGGGGATCTGAAATCCGTTGATATCTACCAATGGATACTGCATTGAGCGGTGCCAAGGGTCTCGGCTACCGTCCAGTCGAGGCCACGCAAGCGCTTGCGTTTGGGTAACGGTCAAACCAACCCATCGCGCCCGGTATTGGTTTTCCAGGTAAGCGGTCCCCTTGCGTGCCGCAGCCTCTTTGACTGCCGTAGCGCCGGTCCACGCTGTCACGCCCCGAGCGGAGAAGTACGTATCGGCGTCCGTAATGGCGAAATATGACTCTGCCGCTACGTCACCCGCTGTGCTATTAAGCGCCATTTCTGCCCCTTACGCTGCCGGCGCGAGTTGCGTCCAAAGCGGCTGCGCCTTGGTCCCGGTATTGATGTAGAGCGTGCCCGCCGTAATATTGGTATAGCGCGAACCGATGCCAGCGACGCCCTCGCCAGTAGCCGGCGGGGTGCCATCCGTGTAATCGACCGGAGCGCCCGCGCCGATGTACTCCTTGACGTCGCCGACGGTGCCGTTTGCCGGCACGTGCGCAAGCAGGGCAGCCGCCGCAGCGGCGGCCAGCGTTTCCGCAGCGGTTGGGAAGTCTACAGGCGCAGCGCTGTATGTCAGAAACCCTGTAAGCGCCTCAACCTGATATCGCGTGTCGGCAGCAAACGGTCCAACCAGAACTGTCGCACTCGCGGCAACCGCAGTAAGGCCGGGAGTATCGCCGATATATGAGATAAAAGGAAACAGGCGACCACTCGAAAGCGCATCCGCAACAATAGTGAGTTGTTGCCCGGCGGGAAGGGTGATCGTCTGCCATGAACCTTGAAAAACAGTGGTCATGTGATTTCCTTTTTGATGCCTGCCACGGTGCCGAAAAATGCCCCGACCATCGCCGGTAAAAGCATCCACGGGTCATTGACGAAGTTAATGGCGGCATAGCCGCTCAAAGCGATGATGCCCGCCGCGTAAATTCCAGCCGCACCCCGGCTGCATTTGCCTATCGCGGTCGTGTATCGTGCATAGAGGAAATCAAGCACGAACACGGATATCAAGACGAGCAAAGCGTTACCCATCAATAAAACGCTTTCGGGTCGAATCCGTGATGTTTGCAAACCTGGGCGGCATACTTGCGAAACGGTACGTTGTGCGTGTCACCGCCACCGCGCAGGCTTTCCATCCCGGTCGCTTCAAGATGAAGGTGAATCATTTCGTGTGCCATAAAGCGCATTAACGTCCATGTGTGCCCAATTGAAATAGTCGACGCCGTAATCGTGTGCCGTTTTCCATCCCACTGATATCTCCCAAATTCTTTCTTGTTTCGAGAAAGTTTGAATCCCACTTCCTCGGATTCGGGCAAATTCCATCGGTTAAATGGTGGCGTAAGGCGCAGAAAATCATATGACGCCGCCAGCGTTTCCGGATTGAGTGGCAGCGCCATGGTCGTCAGCCTCGCGACTTCAACTTAGCTTCAATAACGTCGATCGCTTGGCGCTTGTTCTCAACTGCGCGACCGGATACCACGGCAGCGAGTTGTCGAAGCGGTCCTGCGTCCTGCGAACGCCAGTCGGCAGGCAATTTGGCAAGTAGGTCGACAGGAGGAACCGGCAGGGCAGGAAGCGGAGGCAACGCGGGCGCGGGCGGCGGCTCTGTCCACGGCTCGTGCTGCGCAGGGTCAAAGTCAGACTCATTGATGACACAGAAGCCGTCACCACGTTTGATCTTAACTGTCGGGCAGATATCGGACATTTAGTCTCCTTGATGGACTCTATGAAGCGGGGCGGTTTTGACGCGCCCCACTCTTAGAACCCATTTGCAAACCTACAACCGATTTGCAAAAAGTCAACAGTTATGCGCCGATCAGAACGCCAGCATAACGGGGCATAATCATCTTAACGCCCCACGCCAGGTTCACTTCGTAACGAAGCTGGCGCTTCTGCCGATACAGAGCGAACTCATACGCGATGCCCGAAACGGGATCGACGATGACTTCGACCTGATCCGCACTGTCTCCACCTTCCGGCATGGCCGGCGCGCGGGTAGCGAGCTGGATAGCCGAACGATGGAAGAACATATTACGGGTCGTCGCCGCAATGGTCGTGATGACCACGGCAGACGCGGCCAGGGCCACCTTAAGGCCCGGTTCCGCGATAATCAGCGTTCCGGCGCCGGTCGCGACGTTGGTGTCACCTTGCACAACCAGGTACTTGTTGGTGTCACCGGCAAACGTGATGATGTCACCCGCGATGATGGTGCCAGTGCCGGCGTCGGCCATGGTGATCGACGTGGTGCCGACTGCGTAGCCGGTCGCGTCGGTCGTAGCCGAGCCGTTATTGGTGCCGACGGTAACAGCCGCCTTGACCTGTGCCGACTCGTGGAGTGCCCAATTCTGCACGACACCAAGCGATCCGGTGCGGAGCAGTGCATCGCTGCCCGCCTCGTTCACTTTGAACAAGGTGGACTGCTTGCCGCGGATGTTGGTCGCGGCGTTGTCGCCGAGAACCATATGACGGTCGGACTGCGGAGCGCCGTTGGCATTGAGGATTTTCGTCGAATTGGCGAAATCCGACAAGTCAGCGGCGGTGCCGAACGGCGTGGTGTTGAAAGTGCCATAGGCGCGACTGGCATAGATATGCAGCGCCGCGAGATCGGCTTCAACCTCGTTGGTCAAGGTACGCAAGCACTGCGCGATACGGTCGCGATTGATGGTCGCGAGCGAACCGGAAACGCCCTTGGATTCCTCGCCGGTGATGCCAAACGGCACCGAACGAGCTTTGGTAATCGTCATATCGACGTAGTTGATCGTCTGATTCGGGGCAGACGCCGAAACGTTGTCCACAGTCAGATTTTCGGCCGCCATCGCGCCGACAACCGGCGAACGGACAACCTGGTCGATGGCGGCACGTTCCGCCGAAAAGTCCTGCGACACGGCACGGACAAATCCGACCTGTTCGCGAGCAACAACGTCCATTGCCTCGTAAATGGTGGGAATCAGCCCCGTAAGAGTGGTGGTGGTCTTGGTCATAGTAGTGTCAGCCTTTCGTGCTGTTCATGGATGCGGGGCCGTAGTGGCGTGCCGCGGTTAATCGACGACCTTGAATCCGGCTTTCATCTTCTCAGCGCGTTCGGTCGAGCCGAGCGCGTGGAATTCCGCCAGTGTCAGAGTCTTTGCGCCGGATCCCCCGCCGCCCTTCGGTGGCGTCCCGCCACCCGCGCCCGTGCCTTCAAAGAAGTTCGGGAATTCCTTCATGATTTCTTTTACGAGATCGTCGTAATTGGCGAGGCCGTTGGACAACGAACCAACCATCGGTTTGCCGTCGGCGTCGAGAATGGAAGAACTGGCGCTACCTGCGTCGTCGAATTCGATTTTGACGCGATCTCCAAAAAGCTTCGGAGCGCCCTTGAGTCCCTGCTCGTTGGCCTTCGCCTTGATAAGCGCGGTGGCGAGTGACGTATTGACCACGGCCTGCTCGGCGATCTTGAGCGCGGACTGCCGCTGCTTTTCTGCCGTGCTGATCTTGCCGTCGTATTCGAGCTTCTGGTCGCCGAGTTTCTTGGCGAGCACTTCGTCGAACTTGCCGGCCTTGATGGCGAGTTGTTCCGCCTTGGTGCGCTCGGCGGCGAGCATCTCGTCGATTTCCTCCGGCGACTTACCAAGCCGTTCCCACGCGGCAACCTTGTCCTTGGCGGCCTTGTTCAAACCGCGCTCGGATTCTAGGGCGCGCTTCAAGCCGGTGGTGTCCTCGATTTCGAAATCGAGATGAAACTTTCCGTCTTTCGGCACATACGCGCCGCGCACGGCTTCGGGAACGGATTCGAGGGTATCAACTATTGCAGCCAAGGCCATTTAAGCATCCCGCTTTTTAGAACCGGCATCCCGCCGGCAAGGTGGTTCGTCGCGGGTGATACGCGTTACGCATACTTCGCCCGCAATTGTTCGGTAGTGAGCGGCCGGCCAGACTGGTCGAGCAGGTCGCGAAAATTGATCTTGCCGCGGCGCCACAGGTCCGCTTTACCCACGCCAAGCACAGTGTCTTGCCGCGTCTCGGACTGTTTCTTTAACCACGCTTCAAAAGTGAGACTGGCGGGCTTCTGACCGTCCATGGTGGCACGCGTTGTTTGCGGGACTTCGTCAATTGGAATGCCTAGGTCGCGGAAACTCTTGAGCACAGGAATGGAAGTCGAACGGCAGCCGCGATGCAATTTTCCCGGCCCTTCAAGCCACGGCGGCCCGCCATCCTTGGAGAAATGATCGGGCGTGTTGCTGTAGAGGTGCTTGTCGCGCGTGATGCACCAAACGGACGTTCGCGTATCCAGGGTGGCGTGCCACTGCAGCGACGTAATCAGGTCGTCGTTTTCCACATACATCGCTTCGCGGCCGACGTTAGCTGCGGTTTGCACGGACGACCGCACTAGGCTTTCCGCAGAGCGCCGGCTGATTTCCATGATGCCGCGCTGGCCGGTCTTACCGCGCAGGCGCTCGATTAGCTTCGCGTTGGGTTCGCCGAGTGCGACGCCTTTGCGCATCTCGTCTGCAAACCGATTAGACAAGCCGGCAGCCTGACGGCCCCACCACTCCTGCGAGGACGCGCCTTGGATAAAGACATTGCCGACCAAGTTCTGCAGTGCTGCGCGAGTCAAACCAGCGTCGGCGAAAGTCGCTTGCATCGCCGTGTTCATGGTATCGCCGGTCCAAGTCGATTCCTGGTCAATGATTTCCCGAATCTCGCGCGTCATTAGCGTGGACACGTCGCGATAGCCGCTCTTGATCGCGCTGCGCACTTCCGTAAGCAGTTTATCCAAGCGAGCACGCTGCTTGATGGCCTGCGTGACGCCAGTCGGATCGACCTTCGCCAGTTGGCCGACTAATTCGCTTTCAAGTTCACGCAAAAACACGGCGACCTTATCGCGCGTGCCCGCCTCAAGTCGCAGCAAGTCGATCGCCCGTTCGGTAAACAGGTCGACTAGCGCGTCGTTGGTGGAAAGCGTTGTGGTGGTCAAACCGCACCGCCCGCGTTAGGTGACGCGTGCAGGTCCATGCCTTGACCGGGCGGAACTGCAAGCGTCGGGGCTTCGTCCAAAAGACGTTGCGCTTCCACTTCGGGATCGAAGGCCGGGCCGAGATAATCACGGCGCTGCATTTCATCCCACAGCGTCTCTCTAGAAATATCGCCGTTCGCGCGGGCAGCAATGAGCTGTTGCAAATCGCCACGCAGGGACGAAACGCCGAAATCTTTATTGACTTCGATCTCTCCGCCACTGCCGGGCGCAAGTCCGATGTACTCGCCCATGTATCCGAAGGCAGTTTCGATCGCGTCCTCAAGGGCACGCGCCATCATAGCGAGAGGCGAATTCTCTTTCGAGTCGTCGCGGATTTCGCCAGTGGCAGACTGTTTACCGGGTTTGTTGACGAGCAATTGAAGGCCCATAGCCTCCATTTGCCTTTCCAAATTTTCTAAATCCTTGTCGCCGGCACCGATCGCTGCGCCGGAATGTTCCGTATAAGTAAGCTTTGCGTTGGGATTGGACGTCCGAATCATCTCGTTCGCGCCAAGAACGAATTTATCTTCCGAATCGAACCCGGCGCCGAACAGGATTGCCACGCGTGCCGTATGGAGAATGTTGCGCTGGTCGCTCTGCGACTGCCAATGCGCGACGTTGGTATCCGCCAGCTTTTCTAGCGGGGGCGAAAACGTCATGAACCCTGTTCGGTTCGCGTAGAACGGCACAAGCGTGATCTTCTGCAGACTGTTCGTGCCGTTCTCGTGCGGAATCCACTCGTCTCCCTGGTCACCGCTTGGTGACTTGCGGAACGTTTGCCAGGTGCCAGGTTCGATTACGCGAATCTGCTCGATTTCTTTTTCTAGATACGGACCATCCTCTTCGGTCACGCATTCCAAAATACGAACCTGAGTCAGCGTCTCCGCGCCGTTGATGGTGGTTGACTTCCAACCGATCAATCGTTCGACAGGGATGTGGACAAGATACGGCCGCCACTTTGTTGCGATGTAGTCGGCCTTGGTGGCGGGCTGCTTGTCGGCGCGTGTTGGGGGTGGTGGGGCGTCTACCAGGATGTAGCCACCGCCGACTTGCAGGCCGTCATAGAGCAAATCGCGAGCAAAGAGATTCAAATGGCGCCCGGTTGAGTCGATATCTTCCGCGAAGTCTTGCAGCGCTTGCGGTACGCTATCTGAAAGCTGAATTTCCTTTTGGAAAACCTTGCCGGTCATATCCTCGGCGGTTTTTCCGAACGCGTTAAATAGCGTCGAGCGCGCTTTGCGGTTGTCATACGCCGCTTGCGTTTCAGCCGGTTCTTTCGGCAGATACAGCGTACCCGCCTCACGCATCGCCTTAGTGCCGCCCACAAGCGTGCGCGGTAACTTGGCCGCCGTAATCATTGCGCCTTGCGTCTTGGAGACCGTCGCAACTGATTTGTTCGCGTCGGTCATATAAGAAGCTCCCGCCGTGTGGTCGTATTCGCACGCCGCACGTTTTCCACGGCGTAGCGTTCGGCATCGATCGTGTGGTTGTTCTTATCTTCCAGTTCGGTCGTAATCTTGTTAGTTTTATTATCGATTTTATACGAGTACAATTTGTGCTCGTCGATCGTGTGGAAACAGTCCGGGTGAATCACGATGTCATACGACTGCAAGAACGTTACGCCGTCCTCGACCGAACCCGGACCCTTAATCGCTGCCGTCATGCGCGGATAGCCGTTCCGCTGCATGTACGAAATTGTTTCAGGCCGTGCACTATCCGCTACAATCGGGATTCGCCGTGCGATAGACTGCCACTGTGGATCCCGCGCACGCGCAGGGGTCCAATCCGGATCGAGTTTGTCGAACAACGCGGGCGTACGATCAATTTCGCAACCGATCGCCCAAACCTCGCGCCAAACGTAAAGAGTTCGACCGATAATGAAGCAGATAAGTCCGACGGTCGGATCAACCGAAAAGCCCCAATCGCCGCCGCCGTAAAGCGTGGTCCCGGCGGGCGGAGAGTCGAACCGTTCCACTTTCCAGTTGTGCAAAACCTGCGCTTCTGAATTCTGTCGATAGCCGCCGCGCCAAATCCAATTGTATTTGTCAGTGTCGCGTAACTTGTCGCGTTCCATGTCCGCCCGCAGGCCCGGCGGAAACCACGGATGATCCTCATAGTTGACCGTGATGCATGCAAAGTCCGGATCATTCGCCGCCATGTTCTCACGAAAGAACTTGTCGACAGGATCGTCCGGAAATTCTGGATTCCACGAAAAGCGCTGTTGCGATCCGTCTGCGCGAAACGTCGGCGTGGCCAAATCAAGAGAACGCTGCGTTAGCGTCTGCGACTCTTCGTACCAGCCGCGCGTAAAGCCCTCTAACGATTTGATCGACGCGGCAGTATGGTTTTGTAGACCGCGGAAAATCGCCAAACTGCCGGTATGCGGACAGACAATTTCGCGCTCGGTGATCTTGAACCACGGCGCGATCGGCCAAAGCTTTCCAGTATCGACGTCCACGGCTTTGAACGTATTTATTTTATCCTCAAGGAGCTGCTTAACTGAGTCCTTAATGCTGTTCTGGATTTCACGAACACATGCGAGACGCGTGTGTTCTGACCACATTTCTTCAATCGACTGGCCGCCAAAGTAGTGACTCTTGGCACCGCCGCGCCCGCCTTTAGCGCCCTGATATCGCCGACCGGAGAGCAAAGGTACATAAGCGCGCGGCGTCGCCACCTCCAAGCAAAGGCCGTCAATCATAGGACGCTCTGCTCTGCAGTTGGGTCCACGATTAGCCGCTTGACTGTGATCTGCTTTACTTCGGGTGTCGCGCTTTCGTCTGCGGCAACTTTACTCTTTCCAGGCTTGCCGCCCACAATCCCCAACTCTTCGGCAATCTGGCGAAACACCGCCCGCGCTTCCGCCGGCTGGTTGTTGTTCTCATACCGTTCGGCCTGGCGGCTCAATACGATCAAGCGGGCGCGCTGTTCCGCGAACGGCGCCAACGTTTCGTCGAGCAGGACGCGTTCCCGTTCGTTTTTGAAAAGCGAATAGAGGTCAGGCGACACGACGGCTAGGCGCGGATCGGTTGCGCGAACGTCGTCCTCGTGACAGGCGGTGTCCCGGAAGCGCGCCGCGAATGCAGTAGCGATATCCTTGGGCGTCTCGAAAACCGCCAGCCGGCGCACGATGAATTGTTTCTGTTCCGTGGTGTGCGCGTTACGTGTGGCCATAAGACTACAGGGCGTCCCGCCCCGCCCTTCCGCGCTCCGCAAGCAAGCTGAGTGTTTTGACTGCGCTTTTGGCCCTATAAGAGCCGTTATCGCGTATGGAAAAACGCAGGCTTGGGGCGCCATCCCAAGATTAGGGTGCTGCAAACGCCTCGCGACGCAAGACGTATGGCCACTGCGTATTCGGAGCACCTGCAAATGTGACAGGCAGCACACGGGTTAACCGGCCGGTCCCCGCTCCGAATTAGAAATTCACCGCGCTTTATTCGGCCGTTAACGGCCACCGCCCGACTCGCGCCGGGTTGGCAGGGGGCGCGTCCCTGTCGTTTGGTGCCCGGCGTTCCACCGGACGGCGGACCTACGCGGCCGCTGCACTTCTTGTCGTCCGGCGCCGCGCGACATGCGCGAACGCCCTAAATTCTGACTTGGTGACGGGGCGCAGGGGCAGCGCCGGACGATGGAAAACCCCGCCATATGCGCTTCCGTGAGAGGCGGGCGGGGTGTTGTTTTCTGCAGGAAGTCAGCGATCGGTTACATGGCAAGAAGTCGGCGAACGGTTACATGATGTGATCTTGAGACTTTCTCACGGCTCGCAGAATGTATCATTCGCTGCCCCGATTGTCAACTGTTGGCAAAAGTGCCGAAAGTTGACAGCTAGGCGAGGACAAGCCGGATGCCAGTGCGAATCGCTTCCAGTCGCGAAAGGTCCACGGTGGTAGCGCCGGGCTGCTTCGCCTGACACTCCCGAATATAGCCGCCGATCAGCGCGTCCTCGACATGCTGGCGCGATTCAGCGGTGGGCATCGCATTTTCCACGGCAGCGGACGCTTCACGAACCATTTTCCGGACCGTTTCGGCGTCGAAGGTAGTCTCGTTACCGTTCGTATAAGGCTTCCGCTTGGTGCTCACTTCGTTTCCTTCCGTGGGCTGAATTGCCAGTCTCTCCGCATCCCCCTGGGCACGTTGCCCCGCAGAACTGCGAAATGTTTTAAGGCCGTGGCCAAGTGCCCGCGCGCCGTGCCCTTGCGCCACCGATTTGACGCATCGATATCGGCCAGTGAGTGCTCGTGGAAAAGCACGGCGTCGGCGACGCGCAACGGCACTGTGTCGCGCAAGTCCACCCGCCACGCGGGGTACGCCTTGCCCAGGTCCGATCGGTGCGCGGCGTGATCGTCCGCGGCGTCGGGCCGGGGTAGAGCAATGGGAGTGTCCAAGTCCGGATCCCGCGCGACGGGTTGGCCGGCGGCCATCTTGAACGCGGCAAGGATTTCATCCGCTGCCTGGTATTCGAACATATCCATGTAGGGGCGGAGGCGCGCGAGTGGTGCGGCCGACATACGAGCGCCTTGCGGTGCGCGCTTGATCTTGTTGGAGCGAGGAAGGGAGGTACGGCGTTTCACCACCCACCGTCCCCGCGACGATCTACGTTAAACTGAGCGAACAGCGTACCCCACCGCGTATAAATCCACAGACGTTTTGCGGTGTTCGGGGCCGTTGGTTGGATGTCCAATAATGAAAATACCGCTATCCGCCACCATGGCCACTGCCACGGGCGCGGCGCTGCGTCGTGCTGCACCCCCTTGTATCGCAGTGAACTGTCAGAGTATAAACCGTCGGCAGTCCACGGCGCATCGTCCCAATGCGCTGCGTTCAATTCGATATGAATTGGATAAACGTTCGTCCAGGATCGCGGTGTCCGAAATCGAATGTTGCGTTCCGAGGTCACTTCCGCGTACCCCGCCACGCATCTCTTAGAGACTCGCCGAAGTCCTCTTGGACGCACCTGGCAATCGCCTCGGCGAGCCACAGGCCGGAAAGCGCGACGACTATCGCGGCGATCGTCACGACAACCACAGCGCGGCGGAGCAGAGTAGGGCGGATGTCAGATAGGGTCACCGTGGCGGTTTCCAATTTTGGGCGTCAATGCTGTACAACACGATTCCGACCCATTTCGCCGGCATGACGTAAATCAACCATGGAAATCGGGTACGTAATAGCAATAAGCCGTTTTCGGTTAGCGGAAGTCATCCGAACCGTCCGCCGTATGAGCGCGCGTAGTGAATACGCAGCCCGAGAAAATAGACTTCGGTGTCATATTTCGTCGCGCTAAAAACTTTGAACCACTGCGGCGAGAGGCCGACCGACACCTTGTTGGAAAAACTCTTACCGTCCCCGACGAACGAATCGGGGAACATCGTTTCCCAACAGAAACGAAACAAACAATAGCCGTACCACATGCGGCGGTAACGATGATTCGGGGTGCGCCAGCGGAAATTTTCAAGCACCATGAAGAAACTCCGCACGCCGTGCCGCGAGTGTCTTGCCCGCCACCTTGCGGAGTGGCAATCCGCCTACCAAGTTACTCCGCACGCCCCAACCTAACCCCGCGTCCAGCTCGTAGCGCTCCGCCTTCACGCGCCCTTTCCAGAACGCGTTGATATGGTCGGCGAGCAGACCGGCGCCGTACTTGGAAAAGAAATCAGTCTTGGGCGGGAAGGGGGACTTGCGCGACATTACGCCACCTTCCGGGTAGTAGTGGTGATTTCAACGTGAGCACCGCTCCAGTGAATCCACTGCGTTTCGTCGCCGGTCACCATGGAAAATGTCGCGCCTTGCTGGACCGCGCGATCCTTGAGCATCGCATCGAGCAGCATCCGTTCAAGGCGCGACTTGCCAATGCCGGCAGGGCCTTCAATGGTCACTCGAATGGTGCGGGGTCGCTCGGGATGGTACTCTTGCTTCGGCTTGGGCACGGTACTGCATTTCCTTGTGTCGGGTGCAGCATGTAGGCAAATTTGTAAAAAGTCAACAGAAATCTGAGGACTTAGGAACGGGTGGCCTCCTTAACCGCAAAATAAACTGCGTAGACAATTGCACCGTCTGTTTCGTTACCATTGAACTTCTTTCGAATCGAGCGCAGCGCTTCAACCCCCGCTGCCAATTGCGCATCCGTCAGGTGATCCGCTTGCTCGCGTTCTGCACGCGTCGCCCGATACGCTTCAAAGAATTTGATCGGACTGAAACGTTCAAACGCAGAAATTCCCGCTTTCGAATCGTCATATCCCGCCGCAAGGAACATCTCGATCAGTTGCTCTATGTTGTCGCGCACGTCTCATCCTCGGCTTGTTCGCGCGGAAAGAACGGGTCGCGCGCTTCGTAAATCTGGCGCATGGCGCTTTGGTAAGCAAGACGTGCGCGACACCGATCAAGCAGCCGTTGGGTCTCGACTGCTACGGCATCGTCCACGGCTTTTCGGAGTTTGGCGGTGTCAAACTTCACCGTTCGCGCCCGCCCGCCAGAGATCGCGCCTTAACGGCATCTTCCGTTTCGTAAAAATGAAGTAGTTTCTTTGCCGAACTTGCTGCCTCTTTAGCATTGATTTGCATCCCGGCAACGTCTCCGCTTTCTTTCGCTCTCTTGTCGAGAAACGGTAATAACCACTCGATGTGTTGCGCTAAATCGCGCGTGGTTTGAACCAGTTTACGATATCGATCTTCTTTTTCTTGCGCGATCATTTCGCCGCTCCTAGAATTCGATAAACATACGCCCTACTACAACCAACCAATACCGCAATCCGCTCCACCACGATACCCTGCGCCGCCAGTCCGCGCACCATCCTTGGTGTGTCGGAGGTGGAGGTGCGGGCCTTCCTGGTGCGGTTGGAGCGGTGTTGGCGGAGGACGCCGTAGACGTAGCCGAGCGAGACGGGGAGGGACGCCGCGATCTCGGCGGGGTGCTTACCGGCGTCGTGGAGGGATAGGATTGCGGCGGTGTGATTCATGCGCGGACAGGTCCGCCGTGTTCAACCCATTCGCCGGTTTCAATGTCAACTGCGCTGTCAAAACTGCCTTGAAAATCACCCCATCCGCCAGCCGGATAATAGTCGTCACCAGCGAAAACCAAATATCGTTTCATTTAACTCTCGTCGATTGCTGCGCGCGACGATGCCGCTTCGATGGCGCTCGCAAGATTTTCGAATTCTAACGCAATTTCATACTGATGGGCATGTTCCGCAAACCCGTGAATAGCGCGTGCGCGCTCGCGCAGTATCGCAACAAGTGTTTCTGCGTTTATCATCATGCTTCCCGCTTGCGATGCTCAAGGACAATATCCCGCCTCGCGCGAAACTCGTTCATAGCGTCATCCATAAGATTCGCGCCAGACATTTGGAAGGCATAATCCCAAACCATGTCCATCAGCGCGGCCTTGGATAAGGCTTCCATCTCCTTTCGGAACTCGAAAGGAACGAAAACAGGAGGTTGGTTTTTTGAGGTTCATTTCGCCACCCGCCGCACCCCAATGCGCTTTTTCTTGTCATCTCGATTCATCGCTCGGGCAATCTGCGTCGCTTCGGTTTTGGAAATGCCCGTCAACACAACAGTGAGGTCGTATCTGTGAAAAACTTCGTGTTTCGGAGTGCTCTGGCGGGCCATGGCGTCCTCGTCTGTCTGTGACGCAAACCTACGCCAAATTTGCAAACAGTCAACACATAATTGAACTGGTCACGGTTTAGTGAAACGCCAATTTATACAGCCACGCTTTACTTTTCGCCCCGCTCGCAAACCTACGCAGCCGCAAGGCCCGGCATCGGCACCGGCAACACCGTCCCATCCGCCGTAATCTGCAATACCGAGTTCCGACTTTGGCCATTCGGCACGAGCAGCGCCCCGTCCGAACGTATCCACCGCGCCGCCCGCGCATGATCGGCCAACGAATCGGCCAAAACGTGCTCCACTAGGTCGGAAGTGACTGCCGTTATGGCGCTTCCTTCCTCCAAGGGTCGGCCAAAAACTCTTAGTATCGGCAGCCACCCGCCGTCTCGCGCCGAGCCCGTCTTGTAGCTCGATATAAGAGCAGCGCCGCTCGGGGTTTCCAATAGACTCGCTGCCTTGGCCGGCCCGCGCTCGCCGGCTCGCATATCATAGCCGCAGCCGGGACAGTCCATGACGCCCTTGGTCACGCACACGAGGCACGCGGGGCATAGTTTGGTCATTGGCTCGTCGCAGGACCAGCACCGGGCCGACGCTGCGGCGTTGCGTTTGTTGCAGGCGTCGCAGGACACTAGGCGCGCGGCGGTGTCTTTAGGGCGTATCCAATCGATCGGTCCGAATTCGCTAGTGTTGTCCGCGAAGTCCAAAAGTAACCCATCCGCCTTTCCGCGTCGGATTGATTCCTCAATGTTGCCGCCGATCGTGCGAAGTAGTCGCCCTAGAATCTGTATCCATAGACTAAGCGACTTCGTGCGGCGCCGACAAACCAACAAGTCAATTTCCTGGACGTCGAAACCCGTAGTCAAACATCGGACGTTCACAAGAGCGCGCAATTTACCAGAGCGTAGAGCCTCGACGTTGAACTTTCGATTCGCCGCTTCGGCCCTAGTTCTATCACCGAGCACAAGTCCGGTTGGGATGCCCCATTCGTTCATGCGCGCCGACATGGCTTCTGCGGAGTTTCTAGAAGCCTCGAACACTAACCAGGTGCGGCGGTCCCGACCGTAATGCAGCATTTGAGCGATGTGATTATCAATCATTGTGATCATTTGCGCATCAGACGACGCGCCTGTGTATTCGCCTTGAGCGACGCGCAGTTTTGTCACATCGATTTTATCATCGACCGCAGCAGAGAACGGCGTGACCAGGTAGCCGTCGCGGATCCCGTCCATGATATCGTAATTATAGACGATCTTGTCATACGGAGCGCCTTCACCTTCGACCAGTGACCCGCCCATGAGACGAAACGCCGTGCCCGTTCCGCCGACCGTGCGCGGATATCCCAACCCTCGACGCAGCGTGTGCAGCATTCCGGATTCGCCGTGCGAGGCCGTGTGCGCTTCGTCCTCAATAAGCAAGTCGATTGGTCCAAACGAGCCTGCGTAGGCATGGACACTGTTAATGGACGCCACGATCATTGGAGCGCGCCACACTCGTTTACCGAGGGCGGCGGAATTGACGCCAACTTGCAGCCCCATGGATAGCGCAGCGCTTTCGATCTGCTCGACCAACTCGCGCGTTGGTGCGACCGCAAGCACGCGCCCGCCGCGCTCGATACAGCGACGGGAAGTCTCAGCGTAAAAAAGCGACTTGCCAGCCGACACACACATGTTAGCCAAGGGACGATTGATGCCGGCGCGGAACGCGTCGTCTACGGCGTCGGCGGCCTCCAGTTGATGTCGACGAAGCGTGATGGTCACGGGAGCGGGACCGGGCAACGCGCCGCGATGCCAAGCAGCGCGTTTAGCTTGCCTATGGGATTAGTTGCGGAGCGCGGCAGCGACATGGTGCCGAAAAGATCGAACCAAGCCCACTGGTCAACCTCGCACGCTTTAGCGTTAGCGCGATCGACCGTGGCAAGCGCTTCGGTGTGCGTGACGAACGGACCAGCGAGCAGCGCAGTTCGCTTCCCGCGCCGCATGCTGACATAGTAGTCACAAACGTCTGTGCAGGGCATTACGCGGCGATCATGTTGCTGGAAACGTCACCGAACGCGGTGATTCGGCAGCCGTTGATGCAGTCCCAAGACTTGCCGCGCTGCACGAATACGTCCTTGCCGACGATCTTGAACATGGCTTTGTGCTTCGACTTGTAGTTCACGCTACGGGTATACGTGGTGACTGAAACCGAATTGCCGGCGTCCAAATTCGACACGATAAAACGAAACATGCGACGAGCCTTATGCAGAGAAAGAATGCGGCCCGGTTTCATCTGTTCGTTGGTCATGGCGCGTCCTCGTTCTGATGCCGAGAACTTACACCAAATTTGCAAACAGTCAACACATAATTGAACTAGTCACGCGGCTGTGACTACGCACAAGATTCGCATATCCAATCGTCACCCTCCGCCATTTCACTCTGCTCAAACCACCAATTGCATTGTTCGCAGCAAAATACGAGTTGATCCAGTTCCGCACAGAACGCAGCATCATTTTCCAGGGCTTCGAATTCTTCCCCGAGGTTCGCAATCCCTTGACACGACCCTTCTAGACGTTCCGCAGCAATCCGTGCCATCTCGACGGGGGTGCTCACGCCGCCACCGGCACCAACAACGTCTCCGCCCGCGTCCCTCTGTTCCGGCAAGCCGCGCCACTCAACGGCCCGCGCCGGCCCGCAATCGCGGCTCGCCGCTCCGCCTCAGATCGCATCGCCGCGCGAATGTGATTCTTGAACATCCAAAAACGATTGCAAAAATCCTTCGGCCGCGGACCTTTCCAGGAGGACAGGTTAGACCAGACGTAAAGGCGAGTGGAGAGCGGGCGCCATTTGTAACAAAGGGATACGCGCGTGCCACTGAGGCGGACAACCGCGTGCCATTCGTGGGCATCGATGATTATATTTGGGGTGCGGTAAAGTGTGGTCATGGTTCCGAGTTCTCTTCGCGGGATTGGCGTTCCAAAGCATCCTCATCGGATTCCAATTCGCAAACACCATCCTTGCAGTTTTCAAACACTAAATATCCCAAACCGCAAACCCTACAATAAAATGGTTTACCGTTGTACGGATGGCGCTCGCCGCGTACTGCCCTGCTCACTTCCCTACCTCGCAAGCAATCGCATGCGCCTCTGCCCAAGGCAGGCCCGCATTGAGTAGGAGTCGAAGGGCGCGGCGGTAGGTCATGTGCGCGGCTCCGCGTCCGGCAGGATAAAATCGGTCGTCATTACAGACGCGTCCCACCCTTCGGCGTAGAGACGCTCAAAGCGCACCGCCGCACTTGGCGACATGATGTAAGCTTGCTCACGGTTCGTGTAGCGATCGTTCGCTAGTCGCGCAGCAAGCCGGGCAGCGCGGGTTTTCCAGCCGTCCGAACTTGGGCAACGAACCGCCTTTTTACCCTTGGCGTAACGGGCGTTGCCGATCGTATATGCTGCGTCTTGGCTCATGCCCGCAAAGCTACAACAAATTTGCAAACAGTCAACAACTAATTGATGAAATCCGGCGCAAGGGCTGAAATAAATCCAGTCCGCTCCACCCGTTCGAACGTCGTCCCGTCTCGGGCATGTAGGGTTACTCGGTCGCCGTCGTTAAAACTAGGTGAAACCTGGAGGCGCGCTTGCTTCGGACACATCTTGGCCGCATCCTCGTCGTTCACGTCCCATATCAGGCGGCACACGGCGCAGTGCATCTGGTCGCTTCCGGTGTGGCGAGCTGCGCAGGGGGTTTCAAGCATGCAGCACCGTGACGTCACCGCCCGAATGCGGGTCGTGCTTTACGGCGGCGCGTACCGCTGTCCCTGCACCAGCCCCCGCAAACATCGCGCCGAGCGCGTAGTCCATGCCCGAACCGAAAGCGAAATATTCCGCTTCGCACCGGAACGAGCCATTCACTTCGAATACGTCGATTCCGCCAGCCTTACGGAAGATCACGCCTCGGTCATGGTGACGTTCTGATTCGGTAGCCTTTGGCGGTTCGCCATTCTCGCCGGCAAGAAACCAGGCGATAAAAAGCGCGTTGAAATTCGCATTACCAGCCGCGCCGGCCATGTCGCCGTCATCCCGGCGCGCAATCTTGATCACGTTCCCCATCATCGTGCCGCCCTGATACATGACTGTATCAGCCGCAAGCACGCCGTCTTTGTACGCAATGGTTGTCACGTTCCGCTCCCGCTTAGGCACGTCGCCACTGACAACCCATCTGCCCGCGCTTCCCCCACAGCCATTGCGACCACGGGATGCGTGTAACCTTGAATGTGCAGGAAGATCGGAGCGCCGGCCGCTATCCTGGCACGCTCTGCGTCAGTCGGTGCCCACGCGGAAATCATGAACCCCTCGTGGTCGCAGATTTCCAGTGTGCGGCAAGGGCCGTCTCTGTCAACGTTCCAGTTCTCGGGAGCGCCGAGACTTCGCGTCCTATCCGTGAGTGCGATGGATTTCATAAACCGGCCGCCCACTGTCCGCCGCAAGCCGTGATGGCTGCGCGCGCTTCGTCGCGCGTCTTAAACCCGTCAAGTTTCATATAATCGGATTGGATGGCGTATTCAGTGCGCGTTAAAATACTGGAGCGCACGAGATACGAAACGATATGATACTTCGTCCGCTCCAGCGTCTTGACGCCCACCATGTAGCGCAGCGTATAAGTGCCGTCGGCATTGGCTTCTGCTCCAGTCACGACTGCGCCTCCAATGTCTGATAATAAAAACGGTGCAGAAAGGGTAGCGCGAACGGATCCCGCCCCACCTTGTTCATATGCCACGCCCACAGAATGCGCCCGGTGCGGCCGTTGCCGTCGGTGTAGGGATGCAGCATTTCGAACGCTATGTGGGTGTTAAAGGGTGTGTTGGGTTTGTGAATACCGATCAAGAGGTTGATAAGGCGCTCGCGTATCTCAGGTCCGCCGGCCGGCGCGATGTAGTTTCCAACGCGCACGTCGAGGCCCAGCCGATCCCTTAAGTCGTGGCCAGGTGCGAACGCTTGCTGGACGTCGTTCAAGTCCTGCAGCGTGAGGTTCGGTAGGGCGAGGAAGTGCCGCGCTGCGCCGACCTCGCTGAGTTTCGGATCGCGGTGGATGCCCTCGATCGCGTTCGATTCGCGGAGGAAGGCAGTGAGTCGACTTGTCATAGCGTAACCCATCCCACCGCCCATATCGCAATAGCTATCACGACATAACAAAACATCGCGAAACATACTAAAACAGTGTTATCCAAACTCGATAGACCGACTGAACTTGGTAGCGGAGGCGGAATCACGCTGCCACTCCCCGAACCCCGGCCAACACCCGCAACGCCGCATTAGCCGCCCGCGTCTGCCCGATCGCATCGTTAAGCGCCACATGCGGCGGCGGGACGCTGTAAAGCTTCGGGTCAAGGCCGGCTAGGTTATACAGCGTGCGAGTGCATTGGATGTTCCAGAACTTCCACGGCGGTTCGATGCCGGCGCGACGATACAGTTCGCCGAGAATCGGCGCATCGAACGTTGCGCCATGGCACCAGATCATGCGCTGGAACACGTCCGGCTCTGCCCAAGACAACCACGCGGATATGTGTTCGAGCGCCGCTATGAGCGGGACGGCGCCTTGCGTCGCTGCAGCCCATGCGCCGGGATGCTTCGCTTCCTGATCGTTCCACCAAGCCTGCGTTGCCGGGTCTATTTCCAATCCGAGCACTTGCTGGTCGGGAATGGAAATGTTGAGCGTCGTATGCACCTCGTCCGAAAAGCGCACGAACGCCGCGGCGAGCACTATGGCACCGGGACGTGTACCCAAAGTTTCGACGTCTGTCATGATGTGAGTCATGCGTCCGTCTCCGCCGCTTTGACGAGTTCGGGTATATGCGCGGCTGCGATTCGACACGCCCACGCGACCGCTTCTCGGCGTTTCGTCGTCATGGTGATATGAGTGCCTGCGTTTTCCATAACGGACGCGATGGATAGCAAGAGTTCGGAACCGTAAAGCGTGCCTTCCACTTCGTTCGCTTGCGTGACTACCGACGCACGATTAACGCGCCCTGCGTTAAGGTCCGGAACGAATACAGCGCTACCATCTATGTGGTATATCCAACCGCCGGGCACTTGCAGCCGATACGCATCTCCCAGCCCAAAGCCTTCCACTTGATGCATCTCGCCCTCCCGGCGTGGTTCGCCACTGTTCGCAAACCTACGCCGCATTTGCAAAAAGTCAACAGAAATCTAAAACGGCCGGCGTGACTTTCACATCGGCACACCCTATCCCCCACTGCATCAAACCCCGCGCCACCAGATCGTCAAGTTCGTCACGCCATAGGTAAGCGCGCCGGCCGGTGTCAGTGGTCGCGCGGAGCTGCGAGCAAACGAAGTACCATTGATGTTCTGTGACCAGGTAGCGGACGTGGAGCGCCAAGAAGCGGACCTGCGCTGGCGATAGGGGCTGTAGCGGCGGACTGGCGACGACGGGCACGCAGTCGCATTCGGGCCGGTGCTCGTGGCAGTTGCAGGTACGCGGAGGTAACGTGGTATGACAGGTCACACTGCCACCGCGCGCACGTTGGCTTCCTTCATCTCGTCAAGCGATACTTCGCCAGTCGCGACAAGCACACCTTGAATATATCCAAGCCAACGCATCGCTTTGTCTTGCGACATGCCGGAGTCGATTTGCTGCACCATCCAACGCATGTGCGCGTAACCCAATCCCGTTGCGCCGCGATCAGGACAATCGCAGTACGGTTCGAGGTACTTCGCGTCAATATCTTTCGCCGCTACGATACACTGGTTTAGGTTCAAGCCCCGCCTCCCCTGATAAAACAAAACATGCGTATCGGGTTTGTCACGAAGCAAGCCCGTAGTCGTTGGGATGCGCGTACGCATCAACAAAATACGGGTCCGCTACAAGTCCGTTCTCAACGCGGAGACTGCCTGCCGCGATCTGCCGCTGCCGGCGCGCAACGGCGCGCTTGCCGTTCAACCCCGCTATTGCATTCCGCGCCGAGTGCCCTTCGCGTTTCGCCGTCCTTGTGCGGCGCCGATTCTCTCGCATCGCCTGTTCGTAAATACCCATCTTGACGAGGGCGCCCATGAGCGCTTCGGCCGATACGGCCAGGGCATCGGTGCCAGCGTTAACGGCACGCTGCATGAAGTTACGGGCGAACGCAGCGGCTGCGGAAGGGCGATACATGCTGGTGCGCTCCAAGGGCTGTTGTGTCAACCTACAACCGATTTGCAAAAAGTCAACAGTTAAATACAGGCAAGCCATCCACGGTCACGGTATCGTCGTCCATATCCACTGCGTCCGGCGAGCAGGAGAGGAGTTCGCATGTGGTTTCGACTATCCAGTCCCACCTATCCGCGCGGGCCAGGAGGGCAGTAGCCGCCGTTGAGCCATCCAAGCGGCGGAGCGTCACGCGCTTGTCAGGCACGTAAGCAGCGCCGCGCAGGAGTTCGGGCGAGCGGTCGCGCAGGGCGGAAAAGGGGAGGACAGCACAAAGCAAATCATCTGCAGTCGTGCCAGACTTTAACTGCGGTTGCGCTCCCTCCGTGCTCGGGCGAGAAAAGAACCGCTCGGCACTTGGCGCCCCTTGCTTCCTTAGCGTCTCAACCGCAGCCGTTACCGCGAGCTGATGCTGCAGGGACGTTGCCGACCAGTCCAGCGCGGCGATGCGATCGGCGAGGGCGGCGTTTGTGAGGACGGTCATGATGTGGCCTTTCTGGCGCGGATCGCCGCAGCACCGTAACTGCCTGGATATTCCGTCTCAGGATTGAACTCATTATTCTTTGACAAAGCGGGACGTTCCGACTTGCCAGTGGTTATATCAATAACGGTGCCGTCATCGAGACGGACGCCGAAAACGATATCGCCAAAGCGGTAATTGTTATTGTTGCCACGCAGGCCGTATCCCATATCCGGCACGACGCGCACGTCAAACCATCCGCCTTCCGGCGCCTGATATGCGTATTTGCTGCTCCGCTTGATGCGGGCCACAAGTTGCTGCTCGGGTATCACAGCGCCCTCGCCTTTCTGACGCGCTTGAAGTTCTTGACGACGAACTCGCCAGGCTCGTGATCTTCCATCGGCGTCGTGTAGAAATTGCCGTGGATGCAATCCTTGACTTCGCGCAGCGCCAGCGCCTCGGTGCAAGGCTTGTCCATTCGAATCGTGACAGTAAAACTGTGGGTATGTTGCTTCGCCATCTTCGTGTTCTAACTTACTTAGGGGTACGTTTCATCCTGTTAACCTACTGTGAATTTGTCGTAAGTCAACAGATAAGTGAGGTATCACGGGGTTGTGTTTGGGTGGCGGTCGCCAAGAGGTTCAATTACGTGTTGAATTTGAGGGGCAAAAATCTTTCACTCGGGCGGCGACCGTTCATTTTCAAGTTATCCGTATAAAATGGGCATAACTTTTCCAAAATGTCCAAATGCCTTAGTGAACTTTCGTTTTTCAACATTTTTTTGGGAATTCTCTAAAAGCACTGTCAACACGTAATTGAACCAGTGGTGTGAGCGCCAGAATATGTTATCGAAAGTACCCCAAAAAAAATTCAATCGTTCATGTGCTTGATATTGTTAAGGAAACGACTGAATGTTTTTTCTAAAAAAGTTTCAGTGGCTCGGTATTTTCAACAGATAAGTGATATTTGCCCGTTTTAGGTTCAATTACGTGTTGACGTTGTTTGACCAGTTCGGCGCGAGCAATGGCGTTTTTGCGTTTTGAGGACAAACGAGGTTTTGAACGCGCAGGGGTGCGTAACTTGCGTTTCCGTCGCTTTATCATCTTCCGACCGCGCCGCTTTGCTGCCCCGCGCTCAATGGATTCTGCCGAGTGCTTCCGACCTTTGCTCGCGGCTCCAATTCGTGCCTTAGATTCTGGAGTGTGCTTTGGTTTCGGTATGGGTTTCGGCTTTGGTTTTCGACTCTGAACAGTAGCCAAGCGACGCTCAATCGACTCTCGTGAGTGTATCAAACCCGGAGCACCTTGACCGCCGAGAGTGGTGTTCGCACAAAGAGGCCAGAGCAACCGTAGCGTGGCTATCCAATAGCGCTCGCGTTCCGACCAATCACCATCCGCCTGCACGGTCTCCATAGTCTGCACGCGGATGTGCTTACCGCAGCCACGTATCCACGCAGCAATCGCGCGGTGCGGGTGTTGCTTGGCGCCGTGGCGGTGCTCTGTGAGGCGTTTTTGTGCGGTGAAGATCGTTTTGCCGCAATAGAACGGGTATCCGTTCGACCAGCCGTTGGCGATCGTCTCGGGACGCGTATCAACGAGCCAATAGATTAGGGTTGGTGTGGAAACGGGACGGCGGGGCACATGAAAAATGTACCGGAATTTTGCAAAAAGTCAACAGAATAGGGCGTATCTAGCAAAGTCCATCGACATCCGCTACAACCCGTCCCGACCGACGCGGAGGGAAACAGCATGCGCCACGCACTTCCTTTACTGCTCCTGCTCGCTGCACCCGCTGCGGCAGCCACGCCCAACGAAACGGCGTGCATCTTGAAAGCCGCCGAGACCCTTCCGAAGATCGCAGGAATGCAAATTGGAAAGAGCCGCGCAACACTCCTGCCGGCCCCGCAGGGCTGGCAGTGGGGACCACCAATCAAAGTTGAAGTGGATTGGACCGCCGCGGGCCAAGCCGCAACGTGGGCGTATCTTTGCACCGTCGGGGATTCAGGGAACGCCGTGGTGCAGCGCCTGGCTAATTAGCAGGCAGTGCGACGCGTGGCGGCATGAACGCTGCTATCCTGGTGGCCAGCCATCTGAATTTGGGAACCGCCCAACTGTTACCAAGGCTTTTATAGCGCGGCCCGTCAGGGCAGGCGAGAGCGAGTTTGCGGCGCCATGGTATTGCCGTGTAGTCGGGTGACCACCAACGGCCGCTGTGGTCCTGCCACGCGCCGGGATAGGATGCGTGGACGCGAAACTGGAAACCCTGCAGGCGCTCGCACTCACGGGGCGTGAGACGTCGGACGGCCGAAGTGAGCACATGCGGCTTGTCACCACCACCACTGCTCGCGCGCAGCGCAAAGGCGCAGTCGTCGCCGAGTTCTGCCGTGCCGCCACCTTCACGGCCGCGCAGGGCTACTGTCATAGCAACAGCCAAGTGACCGCCACCATTTTGATGCGAGTTGGAGTGTCCCATGGCACGCATTGTACTGGCGATTTCTCCAACGCCGAAACCTGATTGACCCGATGCCTTGCAATCGAATGCTATAATCGGCGTGCCTCGCCCTGTCCCATCCTCGCTTCCGTCCGCGCCTTCTGCTTTGAGAGCGTGAGATATCGGGCCGGTAACGCTCGTGACCGCAAGCATGGTGGTCGATTCGTAGTCTTGTGACGAACCCTCGCGCGTAGCGACACAACGCGCGAGTTGGGGAATGTACGTCTGCAGCGTGTCGTCGAAACTATCGTTACCCTTGGCCAATAGCGGACGAGACAGGACGGGTAGGAGGCCGCCGTCTAAGTCGAAATAGGTTCCAAGCCCGCCACCACCTGTAGTGCGGCTTGCAATTGTTCCGGTAACTCTTTGCCCCGCTTCTCTGCTCGGCGGAGAATCCCTGCGCACGCCTTCCGGCTCAAAAAGTACTGCGGCGGGATCGGCCCCGTTTCCAAAATCTGCGACAACGATGACACGCTCGCGTCGTTGGGCCAACTGAAAGTATTGAGCGTCCTTGACAGTCCACGCGGCGCGTCCTTTGGGTCCAATGACCACCCCGCTTCGAGGCCACTTGATGTAGTGTGACTTGTGTTTGGCGCTCCATCCCCACTGCCGGGAAGCGCGACCGGGCAAAGGGGCGGGCTCGGTAGGAATGAAGGCTGTTGCTGCTCCGACAAGTCCCGCAAGAAAGCATCCAAACGCATTATCTTTGGTGCTGAGCACGCCGGGGACATTTTCCCACACGACGTTGCGGAGTCCATTACCATCAACAAGTTCATGTGCGAGTCCTACGAATGCTAAGGTTAGGTTTCCGCGGGCGTCGTCCAGCGATGCGCGATTGCCGGCGATGGAAAAGGCTTGGCAGGGCGTGCCGCCACAGAGCACGTCAACGCGACCGAGGCGCGAAGTGCAGACCTTGGTAAAATCGCCGTGGTTGAGCACGCGGGGGTAGTGGTGACGCAGGACAGCGGAGGGAAACGGTTCAATCTCAGCGAAACCTACGGGACGCCAACCGAGCGGTGTCCACGCAACGCTTGCGGCCTCGATGCCGGAACAAACGGAAAAGAAGCGGATATCCGGTCCAAACAGGGACCACGTTGCGTCTTGCAGGGATGTGCCTTGGTAGAGGACGTTGCGGCCTCGCCTAGTAGTGATGAGCACACTCATTGGTGTGCCTTGCTTATCCCAACCAACGGCCGCCCGTGGCTGTCCGACCCGACGGTGTAGCGAACCCCGAGCCGGGGAATATCGGCGATATGCGCAGCGGAGCCGCGCACCCAAACCGCCGCGCGCTTGCCGTGAACCGTTGTTTTCTCCTGGCGAAAGCCCATGCGCTTCATGATTGCGCCGCGTGCCGATGTGGCGCCGCCGTTGCGCCAACCGCACAGACTGGCGAGCTGTACCAAGTCCGCCGCTGTGATGTAGGACAGTGTGGCGGTGTGCTCTGCCGGCGCGAACCAATCCTGCAAAAGGACTTCCATGTCGGAAGCGGAACGCGCGGCTTCCTGATGCTCTGTAGCGGTTCCCCAAACGCTGCGGGGCAGGGCGAAGTCCGCTCCTTTAGACTCAAGGGCGGCAGCCTCGCCAAGTAGGGCGCGGATGTTGTCGGACAACCACTGCAGGTTCAACTCGCCTGGCATGGCGACGGGCAGGAAGCGGCGGTTGCCAGTCGGATCCTGCAGCGGTTCGTCGCCGTTGACCGTGCCCAAGAAGATGTTGCGGCGGGGACGATTGGATACGGAACGCGCGTAGGCAGTGCGGCCGCGATCGACCTGGCGCGAAAGCATCGCCTTCACGTGATCGACGTTAGCGCTGTTGCGCTGCCCCATTTCGCCGATTTCAACAAGGCACTTGCCGGCAAGCGAAAGCACCAGCTCTTTACTGGCGTCGCCGAGTAACACCTCGTCCGAAAACCACTCGGTTGAGCGCCGTGCCAGTTCGGAAAGGGAGGACTTACCCATGTCGGCAATGATGGTCGCAATAGTCGACTTGCCGGTGCCTTGTGGTCCGAAAAATACCGCCATGAAATCGTGCTTGCAGCCGGGTTGCCGAATACGCCGCACCATGCCGCCGATGATGTTGCGGGACACGGCTTGGTGATACGGATCGCAGGGAGTCCCTGCGGTATGGGAAAGCCACGTCGAGAGGCGCGGCGAGCCGTCCCATTCGGCTTCGAGGGCGGCGAGGGTGTCGCGTGCAGGATCAACCGCGTTGGTATATGCGATGCTTTCCAGTGATTCCCAAAAGAACCGATCGGCCGGCCGGAACCGGATTTCTGTTCGATTACCGCGCGTGCGCAGTTTGGAAATTACGCTGTCATCAACAAAGGTCCAATCCGCCCAACGCAATTCATCGTCCACGCCGCCTTTTATTTCCATCCGTTCGAGCCACAGGTTCCAGCGTATTTCGAGGGAAAGCTGCGCGAGGAAGACAATGCAGTTGTCTGAGTTGTCGTTCTGAATTTCGCCTTTGTGGTCGCGCTTCCAGTCGTCGATGGTAACGAAGGCGCGTTCTACCTTGTTCGAAAAGGCGTTACCTGCGTGCTTGATCTTTGAATCGGGCAGCGTGCGGCCCATAGCGCGGACACGTCGGCAAACCGCTTCGAAAATATCCGGATGCACGTTCTGCAGAATACCTAAGACGTCAATGACGCGGCTTGGAAGGAACTTCTGTGGCGGTTCCGCCATGGCTACGACACGGGATATAGCGTCGTTTAAGAGGTGGTAGAGGCCGTGGGCGTTGAGCGTGGGCGGAAGGGTGGGAACGTCGTCAGAAAGAGGGCGAGACGGCGCGTCGGACGTGGCTGCCAGAAACTCACGTAGGATTGCTTCGCCGTACTCGGCTTGCTTCTCGCCGCGGCCGAGCATGGGAATGCCAGCGGAGTGGAGGGTGGCGCCCGTGGCGGCGGCGAGGGCAGCAACGCCGTCGAACATCGCGGCGGAGGACTTGCGGATGGTGCCGTGCCAGCCGAGCGAATGGGCACGCTGCATAAAAGTGTTGAGCGTGACGGATTGCGGCGTGGGGTCGGTGGCGAAGGATTGCCACTTAGACGCCGCTTCCGAAGGGGTGCCTGGATTAGAATCGAAGGTAAGTTCCCAAAGCTCGAATCCGCTTTCCCCTTGGTCAAGCTTCAAAGCCATTCCAATAGAAACCCAATCCTCGTAGGCGGTGAAAACGTCGCGTTCCGAGAGCCACGTCAAGAGGGCGGCAACGTCGCCTTGATCGCGGCTACCTGGCGGCGTACCTTGGGAGGTGCGCGGCGTAGTCGAGCGCATGCAGTGGGCAAGTAGTGCGTCGGGGCAGGGGTGTGGCGGCGCATTAGACATGAGCAGATAGGGGAGCGACTCGCCGTTCTCTAAATAGGTACTGCCGGCGGCGACCGTGTACCCTACCGCACGAACATTGATGCGTTTTTTTATTGCGTCGGGCTGGCGGAGTTGGGAGGCGTCGATGTGTGGCGGCACTGCGCAGTATACGTGCCACCCGCCTCTGGCCGACTGCACTGCAGGCGCAAGCGGGCCGGGCAAACCCCAATCCGCACACAGTGAGCACCACAGCGACCACGCTTCGGTGCGGCCCGCTTCGCCGCCGGATGCGTCAATATCAACGATCACGAGATGCGATGCGAACGCGACGATTCCAAAGTTGCAATTTTCGTTTTCAGCGGCCCACTTTTTCCACTGTTCGGGATCGCGGCTAAAATCGTGTTTAAACGAACCTACGATTCCCGTGGGCGATTTGTTGCCCTTGGGAATTGGAAAAAGAGCCGCACCGTTGGCTGCGTAGTACGCAAGGTCGGTGGACAGAGCAGTGTCGTTCATGCGGCGCGAAGCGCTCTTATCTTGGCGGCACGTTTAAGTCCCGCTAGGAGAGGCGTAATATCCACTACTGGCGGAACGGCAGCGCGTTCGCAGTTCTGCACCGCCTGCCGCCAATACGACGGTTTCAGCTCGGCGCCGATCGCGCGACGACCCATTTGCAGCGCGACGTAAAGTTCCGAGCCGATGCCGGCGAATGGAGAGAAAACCGTATCGCCTGGATTGCTCCAAAGATCGATGCATCGGCGAATTGGCGTGAGCTGCAGTGGCGCGATATGCGCCTCGTCTTGTTCCTCGCGCGCTTCCTTGCGGCTCAGGACGTCGGATTGAGCAATGTCCATCCATACGGGTTCGGCGTAGCGCTGCCATACCGCGATGGAATATCCGCGCGTGCCCGGCGTCGCGATCGACGGGACCATCTTCTGCGCGTCCTCGTTCCACTCGCGCGAGGGGAGCGTGTCGGTCGGAGATGCTTCGTTGCCGTAATAGGCGTCGAATTGACCCGCGACTCGTTCCTCGATGGGATTTTCCCCAGGTTTGCGCATGGTAATGATGTAGTCGGGCACGGCCATACGCGAGAGACAAGAGTCCTTGCAAATCTGCTTATGAAGAAGGCCAATTGCCTTGGTTCGCTGCATTGCCGACACGGGATCTTTGCGGATGACGACTTCGGAGTGATAGTAGAAACCGGCTTCCTGATGGGCTTTGATGATATCGCCGCGGAAGTCGCGCAGACCAATAAAACCGTCGCGCAGTTTCGACGTCGGAAGATTCATGCAGTGAATCGAAACGAGCCGGCCGGGTTTCGTGATGCGGTAGCACTCCGCAATCAAGAATTTGTAATGTGTCCAAAATTGATCATCCGAACGGCAATTGCTCATATCGCGCGGGTCGTCGGAAAATGTGTAAAGCGAGCAAAATGGCGGACTGTACATTGTATAATGTACGGAATTGTCGGGTAGATTACGTGCGACCTCAACGCAATCGCCATTCCACAAACACCACTTTGCGCCGGAAGCTTGCTCTAAAATTTTCATGCTGCTTTCCTGAATTCTTGATTGGTATTTTGTTTGCTGTGAACGAACAAATGACAAGGACGACACAACAAAACGAGATTGCTCAACGCAGCGCGGAGAGCTTTTACGCGAAACCCAACAATGTGATGAATGTGAAGTTTAGTGTCGTATCGCGCTGCGGCGCTTTGACTTATACCGCAGCGTTGACAGCATTTATTATCGCGAGCGTAGACTTGTATCGATACAGCGCGCCATTCATCAGATGCATAAAACGCTTGTCGTTCCGGGGTTATGCCGCCTTGCCAATGAGGCGAATCGGGGCCGCGTTTTTGTACTTTTCCTAAAAACGCAGATGGTTCGCCCTTCTTAAACCCAACAGTTGTTCCGCTATAACTGCCACGTTTACGAGTCGGAATACCGTCGTCCTTGAGCCATTCCCATACGCGCTTAGAATTACGTCCGACCAACTTAGCAATTGCGGTGCAGTCTAGCCCTTCGGTGACGTACTTCTGTTCCAACCATTCGCGCGTAACAGGTCGCGTCCGACGCTGCCACGCCGCCTTGCATGTTTTATGATCGCAAAAGAACTGCTTGATTGGCAGCCCATTGGAAGGGTTTATCAAGCGACGGCGCAGTGCCTTTTCGCACTCGGTGCATTTTACGTCGCATATCGGACCCGTCGATATCGTCATGTGAGCCACGCCGGCAACGTGCCTGTTCGTTCGTGGGGGACCACGTGCCTATCGCCACGCAGGACGCGCGTCATTAAATCGCGGGTATGCTTGGACATTTCGTTGGCCATGTACTCGGCAGCGGCTTCTTTCGCCGCGAGATTATCGACCACTGCGCCCTCCGCAGTTGATGCGATGAAATGGGCAGAGACGGGTTGGGTTTGACCAAAACGCCAGCAACGACGAATAGCCTGAAAGAGCTGTTCGAAGCTGTCATTAAGGCCGACGAAAACCATATCGGCGCAGGCTTGAAAGTTAAGTCCCCATCCTGCGATCGAGGGTTTCGTCACAAGCACGCGAATTTGCCCGTTCACGAAACCCATCAGGCGCTTGGTTTTCAAGTCGGGATGATCGGACCCCTTGACTTCGACGGCGCCAGCGATCGCGGCCGTAAGCGCCTCGCTCTCCACGTTCGTATTGCACCATACGAGCCACGGGCGATCCGGTCGGCTGTTTACTAGGGCAGCGGCAGCGGCGACTCGGTCCACGGCGCTTTCCCGGCGGGCGCGCATTCGTTCGGAGAGGGAGCGCGCCACGGGCAAATCGGACGGAACGGTGATAAAATGCTTGTGCAGCGGCGGGAGGTCGTATCCGGGTTCGTCATATCCCAATTCGCGGGGATGCCGCAGCATCACGGACCAGGATGAAAGCCACGCCCAAAACTCCTGCTCGGCGTGACCCTTTAAGCGCCATTCCGCAACTGGTTTAGACCCGTGGTTGTTGACGTTTGTTGCCTTCATCGATCCGTCATGGACGAACCAAGTAGCAAGCATCTCTTTAGCCGAACAGACGCCCAGGAACTCGGCGTGGTTGCCGAGTTCAACGTAGTCGTTAGGTGCCGGCGTCGCAGTGCAGGGCAGGCGATACGGAATATCCGCAGTAAAGCGAATGAGAGATGAGCGCGTCTTGCTGTCATGCGCTTTGATGATGCTGGACTCGTCTAAGACGATACCGTCGAAGTGCGCGGGGTCGAAGTTCTGGATTCGGTCGTAGTTCGTGACGACGATGTTGCTGCGGATTTGGGACTGATCTGCGGCGTAGGCAACCGAATCGATGTTGAACTTTTGCGCCTCTTGGACGGTTTGATGCGCTACGGCGAGCGGCGCCAGCACGAGCACGGGACGCTTGGTCTCTTGCTGGACGGCTTGCGCCCATGAAAGCTGCGAAAACGTTTTTCCCAAGCCGGTCCCGGCGAACACGGCACCGCGTCCGCGTCGCAATGCCCATGTCACGATATCGGATTGAAACGGGCGGAGTGCAGCGGGAAGGGCGGGGATAGTGGATAGGCCAACCGAATCCGGCTGCGTCATCTTGTCTGCGAGGAAAGCTTCGTAGGTGCTCATGTGAGGGGCACCGGACAAGCCGGAAGCGCGATAGGACATGGCGGCAACTCTGCAGTAAGGCCCAACACCGCCGCCACGGCCCCGCTACAAGTCGGCTCAACCCGTATCGAATAGCCGTCCCCCTTGGACCGCTGCAACGATGCCTGATAGCCCCAACCATCGCCGGGCAAAGCAGGGTGCTTCGTTCGACAGATATTCAGCGCAACAAATTCAGTGCGATCGAGGGCGTCGAGAGGGAGGGGCATGTGGCGCTTAAAATGCACCAAATTTGTAAAAAGTCAACAGAAGTCCGGAACGTTCACAAGAAATGTGCGGCATGGAAAAAGGAACTACTGCAGCGCTTGCTCGGCAAAACGCAACAGTTAGTAGCAACGGCGGCGGGCGGGTACTACTTCGGCCGCCAGTTCGTGCCCTTCTCTTTCAGTTCACGGATCAGGCGCTTCGTGAGGCCGTCCTGCGGGTTGATCCCCTTATCGCCGAGCGCCTTGATTGTTTTGGTCAACTCGCGGGCGTCCTCAATCGAAATATACTCGTCGCCCTTGTTCAAAACGCCCAACTTGAGCAGGCACCGTTCCTCGCCGCAGAAATAATTCGCGGACAACGTAATAGACCCGCTCGGCAGTACAGTGTATCGCAGGCCCGTCACCATGTCGTCGGACAGGTTCGCCCGCGTCATAAGACTCTTGCCGTTTTGCAAATCCTTAGCGATGACAAACAGGGTTGCTTCTGTAAATTTAGTACCCTTCTTCATAGCTTGCCGTTCGCCCTCTCGAACATATTGACGCGCCATAATTAATCACCTCCAAAAGTACCGTTGCGAGTTGTAGAGCGCAAAACATTGGGGTGTCAATGAAAAAGATTGCAATAAGTGTTGACTTTTGGCAAAAGCAGCGGACGGGCCGGATTCGCCCCAACTGGGCAAGCTGCCGTCTCAGAAACAAGTGGCGATCTTTTACAAATCTGTTGACTTTTCCCAAAGTGCGTCTAGAAATGGGACGGTACGCATCACACAACCCGCGGGGAAAACGCACTATGTCAATTCGAATTACTCTGACGCCGGTCAACCATTCGGTGGATTTCGAGGTCGGCTCGCCTGAGGAAGGAATCTCCTTCGTTACCGAAAAGGGCGCGGCGCTGACGGCGCTGCTCGACGTGCTGGATCGGTTGCCCAAGGGCGATACGGCACTGGCAACGGAAACGGCGGCCCATGGCGAACCGGCCAAGGAACGCAAGCCGCGCGGCCCGAACAAGCCGAAGGTGGACGCCGTAGCCCCGGCGCCGTTGGCCATACCGAGTGCAGCGCTTCCCGCTCCCCCGGCGCCTTTGGCAGGAACCGCCCCGATTGCGCCGGCCACCGCGCCCCAAGGCGACGACATGCCCGCATTCCTGAAACGTGACGCCAACAACGCATCGCCGGCCATTCCCGCCCCGGCCGCTCCCCCGCCGCCCTTGGCTCCGCCCGCGCCTCCCGTTCCGGCCGCTCCGCCGCCCACGGGCGTGCTTGCGGAAAAGATCATTGCGAACTTGGACGCGCGCGCGAAGGGCACTCCGGATGGCGGCAAGTCGATCGCCGATTGGCTCGCCGGTCCCGGCTGCGGCATCACGGTTCCGGGCGCGACTTATGCCGAAGCCATCGCCGTGATTCGTATGACGGCGGATGCGAAGCTGGAACCGCTGTTGCCGGCGTTGGGCCTGTAAGGCGGAGGGAGACGGGCCGCTGCGAATGGGCGCGGCGGCCACGCGGTAGGAGCGTTTTGCGATGGATGACGCGGACGGATTTAGAATCGAAGCCGCCGAGCAGTTTGGTTTTATAGCGACCGACCCTGGAGCGGGCGCTTATGACGGAACGTATGCGTGCAGCGTTCAACAAGTAATCGCATTTGCCAAGGCGTGCGAGCGCGCGGGGATGGCGGCTGCACTGAAACTTGTGCGGATCACGGCGCAAGGTGGAAGAGATATCAAGATAAATGCCGCTCCTATCGCGCTCGACGTAATTTCCGGCGTGTTGGAGCATGCGGTTTGGAAAACGGACGCGGAACTGGCGCCGATTCTGGCCGCCGAGGAAGCGCGGTTTATGACGGCGCAGGGATACGTTCGCGCCGCAGATGATCAGCCCGGCGCACGATGGATAAAGCCCGAATCGAAATGTGACGGATGCATTCCTGCATCGGTAGTGCCATCCGAATGCGTTGGCTGCGGACAAAATCCGGCCGACCCGCCGTCGAAACTTTGCCCCGGCTGTCAAGCCTACCGGGAGCATACCACATGTTCGTAACTGTAGTAGCCGTGCTCTGTCTTTCCACCGGCCTCTGCGTCGAGGAAATCGTCACCGATTCCAACCTCGAACCCACGCTTTCCTTTTCCTCCTGCCTTTCGGGAGCGCAAGCGCCGCTCGCCAAGTGGAAAGGCGAACATCCGGTGTATCGTTCTGCGGCGTATCGGATTGAGAAGTACCGGTGTGTGCCGGGGCATTACGAAATACGGGGACGGGTCTGATGCTTCCCCTTAGCGAAATTGAAGTTACGCAATTGCGCCGGCTCATGAACGGCGAAAACATTTGTTCAAGTGATCGCCCTACTGATCGCGCGCGGACACGATTGAAACGGTTGGGTTATGTCCAATTTGATCGCAGTGCGTGGCTGTGGCGAATTACCGCTGCGGGACGGGAACATCTTGCGGCTTTGGACTCGCGCCTCGCCTGCGAATACTGCGGCCCCGGCAAGCGAACAGGACTGCCCGGCAACGCTTGCGAAAATTGCATGAATGCGGGACTTAAGAACCCGACAGCGGAGGATTTGAAATGACCGAAACAGAGTATTTAGAACGCAAGCCTGATCGCACCATTGAGGAAACCGCCAAACTGCTTCGGTTGCGCCTAAAAGGCGACGACACCGCTGATGATGCAAGGCTTTTCATTGCGTATCGCGAATCTGGAGCGTTTCGTCGAGTGCTTGCGGACGGAATCACGGGCATCGACATTCGCCGTCTTTGTGACGCTGTACTTGGACCGGAGCCGCAGCCATGAACGCGCACATCGACCCCAACGCCGCTCATGCCGTTTACGCCCCTTCAAGCGCGCACCGCTGGACCGTCTGCACCGCGAGCGCCACGGCGATTGCCGCCATGCAGCGGGTCGTGACGCTGGACGAACACGAGGCCGCAGAAAACGGGACTGCGGCGCATGACGAAATCGAGCGCATATTGGGGCAGTTTAACGGCCAGATAGTCGAGCCGGAAGCCCTCAGAGCTGCGGCGGCCGATTTGCTCGATTTCGATCACCCCGCCGCTTACGGCATCGCGCTTACGATCAACTATGTTGCGGGCCTTCCCGCCGGCCGCGTTTGGATTGAACAGCGTGTTGCGCTTACGGACCAGATTTGGGGCCGCTGTGACATTGCCCATTGGCACGAAGATTCGGAAACGCTTACCATCGTGGACTATAAAAATGGGTTTGTCGGCGTCGACGCCGAAGAAAACGAGCAGCTCCGAATCTACGGCGCCGCGTCGATTTACACACATCGCCTCGTTGCCGCGCAGTGGATCCGGTACGCAGTAGTGCAGCCGAACGATTTCATGCCAGGGCCGCGCGTCAAGCAGTGGGTGGAAAGTGCTACGGACCTGTTTGCATGGGCGGAAAAGACTGCCGCCATCCCACGCGGGCCGCTCGTTTTTAAGTTCGGCCCGAGCCAATGCCGCGATTGCCCTTTGCTTGGAACGTGCGCGCCGACAAAGGACGTACTGGCGCAATTCGCCGCAGTGGTCGCTACCGGCACCGACCCGACGCCCGCGCAGATACCGCTTTTCGTGGCGCTCAAAAAACCCATAGACCATTTCTTTGAAGGGCTGATGAAAAACGGCACCAAGAAAGCCTTGGCGGGGTCCGTTCCGCCGGGCATGAAACTGGTCACCGCCGTGAAGCATCGGCAGTGGAAATCGGAGGCCGATGCGCGGGCCGCCGTGCTTGCTGCGAAGGGCGTCGAGGCGCTGAAACCGCCGACGCCGGCACAAGCGGAGGATATGGGAATCGACATATCGGGACTTGCGGACAAGCCCGAGGGCGGCCCGGCGCTGGCGTTTGAGTCGGATAAGCGGAAACCTTGGGCTAGGAAGGGCGTCGACGAGATGTTCAAGGGCGTGGCGGATTTGACGGGAGGTGGGAAGTGACCATAACCGGAGACGACCTTATCCGATGGGGATACACCCCCGGCCCGTGGTTCAAGGCTGCGATCGCGCACGCCGCAACTCTGCCGGACCTTGACGAAGCGGACATGCGCGCCGCCCTTTCCCGCTTCGCACCCGCTCCTGTCGTGTTTCAAACAAGGCGCGAATCGGGCGCGCTCCCGTTCCACGTCAATCTTGAAGCGGACACACCCGACGAAGTAGCCAACGCCGCGGCGGTTGCCGAGCACATGGCGGAGCTGATGCGCGTGCCCACCATCCGCGCGGGCGCTGTGATGCCAGATGCGTGCCCGGCCGGCTCGGCTAAAGGCACAATTCCCGTTGGTGGCATTGTTGCAGCGGAGAACGCTATCCATCCTGGTTACCATTCGGCGGATATTTGCTGCTCAATGGCTATTTCCATTTTCGAAAGTGGCACGGACCCCGGCGCGGTGCTCGACGCAGGCATGAAGTTGTCGCACTTCGGCGCGGGCGGTCGACCGCACAGCCACGATATGCGCCCATCCGATTTGCTTCTTTCGCAGTTCGAAAGCAACCGCTTTCTTTCGACCACAACGGAGGCGGCAACGCGTCATTTCGGAACGCAGGGTGACGGGAATCATTTTTTCTACGTCGGCGTAGTGAAGTCCACAGGACAAGTCGCGCTTGTCACGCATCACGGCTCGCGCAAACCGGGCGCACTGCTCTACAAGGCGGGTATGGCAGTGGCGGAACGCGAAACCAGGAAGATCGCGCCCTCGGTGCCGAAGCATCAGGCATGGATTGTTGCCGATTCGGACGAAGGGCAGGACTACTGGAAAGCGCTACAGATCATTCGCACCTGGACAAAAAAGAATCACTTCGTCATTCACGACGCGGTGACCAAGTACGTTGGCACGCGCGTAAAGGATCGATTCTGGAACGAGCACAATTTCGTTTGGCAAAAGTCAGATGGTCTCTTTTATCACGGTAAGGGCGCAACGCCCGCGTTCCCCTATTTCGCGCCGGATACGAACGGTCTCACGTTGATTCCCATGAATATGGCCGAACCGATCCTAATCACGCGCGGCCTTGATGCACCGAATGGGTTGGGTTTCTCGCCTCACGGCGCCGGCCGTAACTTGAGCCGTACCGGGTTCAAGCGTCAGTTGGGGAACCATGCGGACGAGGCGGCATTACACACGGCGGCCGGTCTCGTTCCCGGTATCGACGCGCGGTGGTTTTCGGGAACGCCGGATACTAGCGAAATGCCTGGCGCATACAAAAACGCCGCGAGTGTCCGGCGGCAGATAGCCACGTTCGGATTGGCTGAAATCGTCGACGAAGTGATGCCATATGGTTGCATCATGGCCGGGGAAGTCGACTGGCGGCGCGCGGGAAAAGAGATGGGAGCGGATGCATGACCAAGCGCCTCGACGTTCACGGATACCCGAACAATATGAGGGGTAAACGACCGCGCGAACCGCTGGTGCATCTGCTAGCCACTGACGAATACGGCGGCGTGGGGAGCATCACGTTTCATCCGAGTCGCGCGGCTGCGGTCGTCAAAGCCATTCCCAACGCGGCTAAATCAGCCACGGCCGGCCGACGCAACCGAGTTACGAGAGTTTCTTTAGAATAGTGTTGACTTTTCCCAAATACGCCGTAAGTTAGCATTTCCACGCAACCGTTACAACTGGAGTCTCAAAATGAACGCCCCGACCCCGCAAGCCAAATATGAACGCAGCGCTCCGCAATCTTTGATGCGTGAAATTCGAATCGCTTATCCTTATCTCCACGAAAAGCGCGAGAAAAATTCCGCCGGTGTTCCATTCGTATATGGTGCCAAACATCCTAAGGCCGGTCAGCCCCACCCCCGCTACAGTGCAACGCTTATGTTCCCGAAGCTGGCCGCCGACGCGTCGCAATGTGCCAACTACATGTTTCTTTGGGGCATCGCTCAGGAGGCTGCTAAAAAATTGTGGCCGACAAGCGTTGATGCAGCGGGCAATTGGCTTTGGCCAGTCGGCGCGCAGTACGCCGTCAAGGACGGAGATGTGCCGTTCGTGTCGAAACCGAAGCCGGGCGTGCCCGCGCCGACGGCGGAAGAGACTGCGAAAAAGAACGCGTGGCGCCGTGGATATTGGATTGTTGAAGTGGAAAATTTCCTCGATCCTGGACCGAGGGTTGCGAAAATTATCAACGGCGTTGAAGAAGAATTGCCTGCGAAAACAGTCAACGGAATCGTGCAGTACAAAGGTGGCGACTTCGGTGTCGTGAACATCCACGCTTGGTCTTACGAAAACGCTACTTTCGGTGTCAACTTCGGCTTCGACGGATTCTGTTTCACGCGTGAAGGCGAAGCGATCGGCAATTCCGGAGGCCCTCGCTCGGTGGCGCAGATGTTCACGGGCGTGGCTGGGATGGCTCCGCCGGTCGGCACTGCGGCTCCGGGTGCGGGTCCGGTCCAGGGCGGGCCACCGATGCCTCCCGTTGTGCCTGTCTACGCCCCGCAGCCTCAAGCCCCGGTTGCTCCCGTCTACGCCGCAGCTCCGCCCACCGCACCCGCTCCGCCCGCTCCGCCCGCTCCGCCCGCTCCGCCCATGCCTCCCGGCGCGATGGCACCGGCCGCGCCTGCGCTGCCGCCGTTCCCCGGCAGGTAGGACCACGAAATACAGCGCGGGCTTGGTTTGGCGTACCCGCGTTGTTGTAGAGGTTGGGGATACCTCGGAAAAACCTCTAGGGGCCAGGCGAGTGCGGAACGTGCAAACCGCAATTTACCGGCCCTCAATCCTTAAAGCCTGAGCGGCCGGGGCTTTGTACCGGCCAGCGAAACGCAATCACGGAGCGACGATCGCAGCGGCAGTAAAGTGGAGACACAGAAACACTCGTCTCTTAGGAGACCGGCAACAGAAACGACGTCACACGGGCCAAACAATATCCGGAACATTGACCATCAGTCGTCGCCCGGCGCTGCGCAACTTGCTACCGAATTCAACGGACGCGCTCCACATATCAGGGGACTATTCGTAAGGTGCTCCGCCCAACGCAACACCAATTTCCACGCGACCGGCTGCGCGGCGCCGGCATATCAAGCCGCGCGAACTTTAAGGGGTATGAGATATGAAGCGCGTCAAGCGAGTCGTTGCCCGAAGTGATCGTGGCGAAATTCACATCGCAATCACGGTCAAGAGCACGTGGGGTCTGACACGAGGCGAGGTCGATACCGTCACAACGGCATTGGCCGACGACGCCATGCGCTCGATTGCCGGCGTTCGGTATTTGGCCGTTCCTTTGTCCAAGATCGTTGTGGAGTAGCAGCAATGTCCGTTCCCGACGTATTCGGTTTGCATAGTCCACCGATGCCTACAGAGCGCGAGATAGACGCGGGCGCGGACGTGTTGCGCCATCGGCAGATGGGTGGCCGCGTCCTGATGCCGTGGGATAAGCTTTCCAATTCGGTCAAACGCAAATGGCGCGAACACGCAGAAGCCGTGTTGAACGCCGCGCGGCAGGCGAGGTAGCAACGTGCCCGGCAATCTTGTTGCGATCGTCATTTTTCTTTTGCTCGGGTCGTGTTCCGCAAGCATCGTGGCGACACGCATTCATTGTGAAATCACAGGCGTTGAATCCGACTGTCCGCATTGGGTTCATTGATGACCACGGCCCGCGTCTTAGTCTGCGGCGGTCGCGACTACGCGAATAGGGCGCGACTGTACGCGGTGCTTGACCACTATCACCTGGAAAGCGGCGGCTTCTCTTGCCTGATACACGGCGCTGCCAAGGGCGCGGATTTGCTCGCCGCAGAGTGGGCCGCAGCGCGCGGAGTACCGCCCATTCCATTCCCCGCTGCGTGGACCGATCTTGAGACGCAGCCCGTGGTGACCCGCCATAGGCGCGATGGCACTGCTTACAATGTTCTGGCTGGTTCGATTCGAAACACAAAGATGCTGCGGGAGGGCCGCCCCACGGTAGTGATTGCGTTTCCAGGTGGGACCGGAACGGCGGACATGGTGCGCAAGGCTCACATGGCGAAAGTTCCGGTGTTGGAGATTCCGGCGTGACGCAAACCACAGTCGTCAACGTCCGATACTCAAAGTGCGACGTTCGGATCGATCGCAGCGGACCCTATGGGAATCGCTACATCATTGGCCAGCACGGCAATCGCTCCACTGTGATTGAGAAGCACGATCGGGACTGGCGGGCGATGCTTGCAGACCCGACGACGCGCGACCAGGCCCTTGCGTGCCTGCAATACATGAAAGGTAAAAGGCTCGGCTGCCATTGCAAGCCGCTGGCGTGTCACGGCGACACCTATTTGGCGCTGATCGCGGAGTGGTGTCCGTGACCATCTCGCTAGACCACGCCATCGTCTACGATATTGAAACCCCCGAACCGAGGGTTTTCACTTTCCATTGCGTCGGACTGTTCAACGACACAGATATGATTTTTGAAATTTCTTGCTATCGCGACGATCGTGTTGCGCTGCTCGCCTGGTTTGAATACTGGCGCGAGCACGAAACACCGATGATCGGTTTCAATAACCTCGCATTTGACTACCCTGTCATCCACTTTATATGGCAAAATCAGCATTGTTCTGTTGAAGAAATTTACGAAAAAGCGCAACAACAACTCCACGATCACACACTGTTTGCAATAGTTTGGCAGTCGGATCGATTCGCGCCGCAAATCGATTTATATAAAATGTTTCATTTTGATAATCATGCGAAGCGCACGAGCCTCAAGGCGTTGCAATTCGCCATGCGCTCCGATTCAGTAATGGAAATGCCTATTCCGTTCGGTGTCCCGTTGTCTGACACGGATGTGTTAAACGTTCTAATTCCCTACAATCGCCACGATGATACAGAAACCAAAAAATTTGCGCTCTACAATCTCGACGCCATCAGGTTTCGAATCGCGTTGTCTGAAACCCTGCGCGGCGATGTGGTCAACTTTAACGACTCAAAACTCGGCTCTAAAATCCTTGAACAGCGACTTGGTGACGAGGTTTGTTATACGTGGGAGTCCGGCCGCAAAGAGCCGCGGCAGACGATTCGCGATCGTATTCCCTTGGCAGATATCATCTTTCCTTACGTCGAATTTCAGAACGCCGAGTTCCGGCGTATCCTCGATTGGATGCGCGGCCAGGTGCTTTCAGCCGACGAGCTGACAGAGACAATCCGCACCAAGGGCGTCTTTACTGGCGTCAAGGCGGCGGTCGGCGGAATCGATTTCCACTTCGGCACGGGTGGCATTCATGGCTCGGTTGAAGCGAGTCGGTGGAAAGCCAACGCGGAGTGGGGCCTGTACGATATCGACGTCGCGGGCCTGTATCCTGCTATTGCCATCGTCAACCGTTTGGCGCCCGAACACTTGGGCGACGCGTTCATTTTCGAGTATTCGAAACTGCCGCAGGAACGCGCCCTGCACAAAAAAGGCACCGTGGAAAACGCCGCGTTCAAGCTGGCGAGCAACGGCACCTATGGTAACTCGAATAACAAATATTCGGTGTTTTATGACCCGCGTTTTACCATGGCAATTACCATCAACGGCCAGTTGATGCTCTGCATGCTCGCCGAATGGCTCTTGACCGTGCCGACGCTTAGTCTGGTGCAGATCAACACGGACGGTATCACGTATCGATGTAGGCGCGACATGCAGCCGTGGGCAAAGATTGTTCAAGACATTTGGCAGCGGCGCACCGCCCTCGTGTTGGAGTCTGCCGAGTACAGCCGCATGTGGATCCGCGATGTGAACTCGTATGTTGCGGAAACGACCGACGGCAAGTTGAAGCAGAAGGGCGCGTTTTGGTTCCCTCGAAAATTTCCGGATGACATCTCGAACAGCGCGCCGCCGGCATGGCACAAGGACTACTCCGCGCAGGTTGTCATCAAGGCGGCTGTGGAGCATATGGTCACGGGATGCGACGTGGAGCGGTTCGTTTACGGGCACGCCGACCCGTTCGATTTTATGTGCCGCGCCAAGGTGGACCGCTCTAGCCGGTTGATGATCGGGACAGAAGAACAGCAACGCATCTGCCGCTACTATATCGCGTTGAACGGCGGGCCGATGCGGAAGGTTTCGCCGCCGGTCGCGGGCGCGGAGGTTGGTTCGTGGAAAAGGAAAAGCGGCATTTCGGATTTTGAATGGTCGCATGCGCCGCAGGATGGGACGTGGGACGCTAGATGGCATACGAAAAATAAATCTCGTTACGAGATACGGGAAACGTCCATAGAATCCGGATATCTTGTGGCAGAATGCAATAGGGCGAGTGACTTTGATTTCCAGAATGTCAATTATTCATGGTATATAGAGGCGGCAAAAAAATTGGTGATTCAATGACAGACTGGCAACCAATCGAAACTGTGCCGAAAGACGGTACGCCCGTAGACCTGTGGTCCGATCTGCATCAACGTCACTGGACAGACTGCGTTTGGAAAGAAGAAAAGTGGTGGCACTTTGGTAGCGTATACCAGGCATATGAATTCGAACCGACGTATTGGATGCATCCGCCGGGTCCGCCGAAATTATAGCGCCGCCCTGGTGTCCGGATTTCCCGCTCGCGGCGGAAGGCAAGCCAAAGGAACGGTACTCGTGACCCTATATCGGAAGATTCGAGCACTACGTATCCTACGCGCCGTTGCGATTTGGCGAGCGATGCGTTCCTAATTTGTTGACTTTTTGCAATTTCTGCCGTATCTTTTTCAGATGCCGCGCATCCCGAACATTCGACCGACTTCAATTTATTGGCTGTACGATATGCGTCCCGAAACGCTAATCGAGTCGCCGAACGGTCGTCCGTTTTATTGTGGCAAGACGGTAGGCGATCCTAGTGTTCGACTCCGAGAACACCAGCGAGACGCCCGAAACAAAAGTCCGAGTAGAGCAATATCTGTATGGCTCATAGACTGCGGACAACATGTTCGTTTTCAGGTCATGGAAACGGTTTTGGCGGATGGTGATTGGCGTGCCAGAGAACGGCATTGGATACATACGATTCGTCTATTTTATCCGGGTGGCGCTAATTTATCTGATGGCGGCGAAGGCACTCCCGGCGCTGTTCATACACCGGAGGCGCGTGCTAAGATGAGCGCGGTTCGAAAAGGCAAGAAACACTCCCTGGAACACTGCGCGAAGATCGGAGCCGCTAACCGAGGCAAAAAGCACTCATCCGAGTCACGGGCCAAATCGAGCGCTGCCAAAAAGGGCAATAAATTTAGCGTTGGTCGAGTGCTATCTGCGGAGACACGCGCCAAAATAGGCGCGAAACAAATCGGCAATAAACACACGCCAGAACGCCGTGCCAAGATGACAGCAACGCGGCACGAAAATATCCGCAATCGGCAACAAGCAATACCAGATAAAGAGGCCGCTTGATGGCTCGTGAAATTACCGAGCACGACATACAGCGAGCGCTAGTAATTTGGCTAGATGGCAGTCCCGACAGTGCGGGTAACCCTCGCACCACTCCCGCACTTCGTAAAGACGCTATGTGTTGGCACACGCCGAACGGCGGCGGTCGATCCGTAGTGGAGGGCGTTCGCTTTAAACAGGCCGGGGTTCGCGCTGGCATTCCTGATTTACTTTTTCTGCGCGACGGTAATGTTTTCGGCCTCGAACTGAAAAAACCCGGCGGCGTCCTTTCGCCCGCACAGCGCGAGATGCATCCCCGCCTACTCGCCGCCGGTATGGTGGCGTGTGCCACCGTAGACTCGCTGGAGGACGCTAAGCGGGTCGTGAAGGGATGGGGCTTAACTTTGTGTTGACTTACAACAAATTTGCAGTAAGTTAGAGCGACACAGAGGGGACCAGAGGGACCACGGAATGCTTTGGATTTACACAGTTGGACTTTTTACGGGAGCAAGCGTCGCTTTGTTCGTTCAATATGAACAGTGGCTATTTGTTCTTTTAACAGTCGTGATGGTTGTCGTTCGTGCTGCCCTCATTCATTGGAAGGGCGTTTGACCATGCGAATCCTTATTGTCGAACCAGACGCGGCGGTTGCAGAGTCCATTCGCCTCATGCTCGTTTCCGAATCGTTCAACGTGACCGTAACGGACTCGGGACGAGACGCGATCGACCAAGGCAAAATATACGACTACGACTTGATTTGCTTGGAGTTGAACCTGCTGGACCTGTCTGGTTACGACGTTATCAAGCAATTGCGGTTGGCCAAGGTTCGAACCTCTATCCTCGTCTGCTCCGGCCTCGCCGGTATCCAAGATATCGTGAAGGCGCTCGGCACCGGCGCCGACGACTACATGACCAAGCCTTTCCACAAGGACGAACTGGTCGCGCGCATCCACGCCATCGTGCGCCGCTCCAAGGGCCACGCGGTCTCTGTGATCGAAACCGGGCCTCTCTCTCTCAATTTGTCTACTAAGACTGTCACCCTCGCGGGGAGTCCAGTGCATTTGACCCGCATGGAATACGGCATGCTGGAGTTGATGATCCTGCGTAAGGGTGTGGCGATCACCAAAGAGTCGTTTATGTCGCATCTGTATGGCGGGCGCGACGAACCCGAAATTAAAATCATCGACGTGTTTATTTGCAAACTGCGACGCAAGCTGAAAGCGGCAGGGGCAGCGGACGCGATAGAGACGGTGTGGGGTCGGGGCTACTTGTTGCGCGAGTGTCGCGCGGATTCGCCAAGCCCGAGCCTGGCACCGGAAGTGCGAGACTTGATCGACGACCCGCCGACGGGCTTTGTGTCGAAAAAGTCGTTCATGGACAAACGCCGGGAAGATATCGCGGCAGGTCACTTGAAATCACCGCGCCCCGTGGCAGTCGCGTGACGCCCCGCCTTCTCTACGAATCCCTCGCCCCGTTTGGTCCCGTATGGAGCGCGCTTGCCGCCGGGTTCGCGGCGGTGGGGCCGTGGGGACAGTTGTATCTTACTGATGCGGGGGAAAAATATTTGCGTGAGAGGGGCGGGACGTGACAGAGCAGGAACAGTTCATTGCCGATATGGCGGCAACAGTACCCATGATCAAAGCAACCGGACGCCAGCGAGAAATCTATACAGCGTCGCTACGTTACGCCGTGTCGCATGCCCTGGTGAAAGCGAATCGCCGTGGCACATCGCTTAGTTTCCAGAAGCGTGTTCTCAATTGGCTGATGGCCTGTTTTTCGCAGCAAATTTGCCGCGACACGACCGAGCGCAATCACCGCTTCTTAGAGGAAGCGCTGGAACTGGTGCAGTCGACCGGCTGCAGCCGTAGCGAAGCGCATCAACTAGTCGACTACGTGTTTGACCGTCCCGTCGGAGAAACTTTCCAAGAAGTCGGCGGCGTGGCGATTACGTTTTCGGCGCTCTGCTCGTGCCTGGACATTGACCAGGATGCAGCGGGCGAAGCAGAACTGGCGCGCATCAGCACACCCGCGACCATGGACAAGATTCGCGCCAAGCAAGCCGCGAAGCCGAAGCACTCGCCACTACCCGAGGCTGTGTGATGGCCGCCGGACTGCAACGGGCCTTTGCCGCGGCGGCCGAAACCCGCCTCACGCAAGCACAAGCCGACGCCCTCAAGTGGCTGCGCGCCCATAACGAGACGGGTGTATTCAATAAAAACGGCGTGCTGCTCGCGGCCGGCGAACTCGCGCCATTCATGCGGAGCACATGGAACGCTCTCGCCAAGGCGGGGCTTGTGGATATCTGGAGGCCGGGGACGCGTGGACCGAAGCGCGTGGCCGTGACCGCGCCAGCATTGGGGCGGAAATGACGCTCTATCCCTCCGAGTCAGAATTGGCCGTCCTGGTCCTCGGTAAACGCGCCAAAGATTGGCCCGCCAAGGCGCAGTACTTAGAGGACAAGCACGGGTTGCCCCGCGTCGACGAACTCATGGGCGGCCGGTATTGGCCCGCCGTGGAGGCTTATTTTAGTGTGCGGCACGGCGTTGTGGCACTTGACGGGTCGCCTTTAATGGTCCCCAAAATGAGCAGCCGGGTTCGCGTAGTTCCGTTCAAGCCGGACGGAAAGGACAACTTGCATGGCCAGGAAGCACCTACCGCTTTTGATCGGCGGCATTCAAGTCGAAATAACCGCTAACGGTTTCCGGTTAATTGACCGCGGAGCCGGGCGCGAAGCGTATTGGTACGCCGCGAAGCGAGCTGTCAAAAAAGGCTACTTTCCCAAAACCGTCCGCCTTCACGGCGACCTGACTTCGTTCAAAGACGTGCAAGCCATGTTTCAGCGTTGCAACGTCCTTTGGTCCGAGATGACGGATTGGATGGCGACCGGCGAGAGTGACCGGCGCCCGGTTTATGACGGTACAGTCGGCTCCCTCATTCGCTGCTATCAGACGGACCCCGAGTCCACTTACCACGACCTGCGGTTCAACACGCAGCGGGGCTATAATTCATGGTTCACGGCGTTGGGCGAAGTGGCAGGGTCGAGGCGTATTTCCGCGCTCGCCGGCACGGACCTGCGCGGCTGGTATCGCGAAGTGCGGAAGCCTCGCAAATCTGGCTCGCCAAGGGAGCGATTGGCCAAGGCCATTATTCAGGCAATGCGAATCGTGCTCGCCTACGGCCGCGAATTGGGGCTGGAGGATTGTATCGCGCTTTCCGCCATGATCGAGGGCATGGAATTCCGTAAAGAGAACGACGAAAAGCGGTCGCTACCCAAACGAAATAAAGTGGTCATGACTTACGGCCAAGCTGAGGCGATCGTGCGCGAGGGACTGGCAAGAGGGACGCACCGCGGCCGTTCGGTCGCGCTGTCCGTGGCTGCGCAGTTCGAATTCACCATTAGTCAGATTGACGCCATTGGCTATTGGATGCCTGTGCGGGGCGTGGCGGTCCACCCCGGCGACGTGGTGCGCGCCGGCAAAGTTTGGCGCCCCGGCCTGCGGTTCGAGGACTTCGAATCGGGCATCCTGGACTTGGCCCGGCTCAAGACGGGGCGGACCGCGCAGTTCGACGTCGCCGAGTACCCGCTTTTCCAGTTGGCCTTAAGCAGCGTCCCACCCGACGCGCGGCACGGACCATTGGTCACGGATGACGACGGGGATCCGGTGCGCTACCGGGTGTTCTATGGCATGTACAGAGACGTTGCGGACGCCGCTGGCGTGCCCAAGGATGTTTGGAACGCCAGAGCGCGGCACGGCGGCGGGACCGAAGCACGGGCCTCCGGGGCGTCGATTGAGGACACCACAGACCACATGCAGAAGTCGGACATGGAAGGCACCCGCCGGGACTACATCGGCGGGAACGTGGAGACGACGCGGCGGGTGGCGCGTTCGAGGGTGGCGGGCAGAAAGGCGGCGGGGTAGGGCGTTATTTGGTCACGAACGCCGACGCCGAGGCGGCCTGAATTTCCTTGGTGGTGATGTGATTGCCTCCAGTACCGACATGGGTTGGCCGGCGTCGCCCAACTGCGCTGGCGACAAGCCCTCATCCGCAATTTTGTAGCCCGCGAGGAAGGCGCGATAGAGCTGTTGGTACTTCACGCCGTCCTTATGTCGCTTCCATAGCGGCCAAGCCTCATCAAGGTGGTCATGAAATGCGTCCTTAAGGCTCATGGTCCGCGCTCCCAATTACTTACGCCGCACCCTATCCGACCCATGGCAAAAGTCAACCGAAATGGTGTAAGTCAACACAATTGCTTACGAACCCCTTTAGAATCAACGCCTCGTATATGACTGTAAATCAGCCGTCTTATGACTTCGAAGGTTCGAGTCCTTCTTCCCCCACCAGCTTTGCTCGCGAAGCGAGCGAAGCTGCCACGCCGAAGCCCATCCGGCGAAGGCGGGCTGTGTACGCGAGCTACGGCTCGGGAGCTATCCTGCTTTCGCCCTGACGGGCTACGCGTGGCGCAGCAACCGCTTCTCGCTCGCCGCCTTCGAAGGCGAGTTCTCCGGCAACGTCACCAGCTATACCGGCAAGGGCGCCGCACGATATTCTTGGTGAGCGGTGCCGGCTCTTGCGGTGGCCGCGTGCAGGCCGTGGCCAAAGATCAACGCGAACGCCGTGTAAGCGGCGATTTTCGGCGGCAAGCCCGGCTGAACAGACTGCCGGACAGCGGTTCCACCGCCGCTCGGCCCTTTCGCAGCACATTTTCTTCTTTCATTGGCACGAATTCCACTTAAGATAGAGAGCATTAGGTTTGCGTAATTATTATTAAAGGTTTGCCGATGCCCGAATTAGTTCAGAAGGGCAGTATAGCGGACGGACACCTTCTTTCGTCAGCACTGCCGTGCCTGCTTGTAGATGGCGACGGCATTGTTGTGAACGCGAGTCCGGCCGCTGAACGCCTTTGTGTCTCGCTCGCCAACCGGCCTCTGGCTGAGGCATTCGGTATATCCCGCGAAGCTTTGGCAGAGCACCTCGCAAGCCAGGGAAAACGTGTGCTTGTGGGCGAAAGCGTCGATATCAACGAGCACACCAACCATGTCGTCGCGCAGGCCGTCCAAATGCCTGAACGCTCGGGGACACTGGTCGTACTGACCGACCTGCAGCCGTCGCGCCGCGCCGAAGAACAGCGCTTCGACGTAACACCCTATCCGGTTCTGCGGCTGTCATTTGACGGGCACATTGTTTTCACCAACGAAGCAGCGCAACGCCAGCTTGGCGCAAACCTGATTGGCCGCCGGTTGTCGGACATTTTCCCCGAGACGGCGCGAGCCGAATTAATTCGCGAGTTTGCGACCGACCCTCGTGAAAGCTCGGAGTACGACCTGCCGGCGCCGGATGCATTGCAAAGTTCCGAGGGCGCAACGGAGGTCCGGCTGTTTCTGATGCCCGACCTCGGTCCCGGAGACTACATCATCGGACGCATTGCCGTAGTGTCGTGGAATCCGTACGAAAAATACCGCGATGCCATCAGCACGGCGGTTAATCTGGGTGGCGGATGGGAACGCGCGTTTCGCGCGATGCTGGATGCGCTTCGCGTGGCAGTGCCCCATGATCGCGCCATCTTCGGCGTGTTCGCTGAAGACGGCACGCGCTTCCGCGTCACGCTTGTCCATCCTCAGCCCGAAGTGCCATGGCCTCGCCGTTGGGTTAACGTTCCGCCCGATCGCGCGGCTAGAGTCGCCAAAGGACCATACATCGACAACAACTGGGATGAAACGATCAAAGCGTACCCCAAGCTTCTTGACGATCCCACGGTTAAACGCAACATCGAGGACGGGATCGTTGGAATGCTTGTGCTGCCGATAGGTGGGCAAGGTATCCCGGACGGAGTTCTGACGTTTGCAAGCCGCAGCAAGGCCGCTTTCGACGATCAGGCACTACCCTTGCTGGGCTCGTTGCGCGTGGAATCCTATGTGGCCACGCTACTGCGCATGGCCGAGCGCGAGGACATTGCGGCGGTGGGGCGAATTGGCGATGCAATCGTCAAGGCACAAAATATTCCTGACGCCGCCGATTTGCTGCTGAAAGACCTGGTGACCCATTTCAAGTGGGATCATGCGGCCCTGTTTTTTGCCGACGTTGCCTACAAGCGTACGGTGCTGGCGCGCCAATATCCCAATTTGAGCAAGTCCGGTGCTATGGATGAATTGGCAGTGGTGCCGGGATACTGGCAGCCACTGGATCGGGATCGCCCTGAGGAATCCGGAATGCTCGGGGCGGCTTTTTTTGCCGGCGAACCGCTGGTGGTCGAGGATACCGAAGCCCGCGGCCCTGACGGCAAACCCCTGTTCCACTATCGGACCGCGGAGGGTTCCAAACAGCGGCGCTCGGCGATGACGGTGCCGATCCGGGTGAATCGCGAGATTCGTTGGTTGCTCGATATCGAATCTCTGACCACCCATGCTTTCGGCAACGACGACAAACGGATGGTCGAAAGAATTGTCCGCCGTCTCGAGCAGCGGATGGCTCTGCTGACCGAGCGGGTTTTGAGCGTGGCGCTGCTCAATACGATCGAGCAGGGCACGATCATGACGGACCGCGGGGGCCGCATTCTGCGCGCGAACCGAAGGGCCAGGGAATTACTCCGCCTGAATGGCGAGTGGGCCGATTGGGGCAAGATTGAGCGTTACGGCGCGGATGAGCAGAGCCGGAACGTCCTCGCCAGCCACGCGATCGTGGAACGGCAACCGCTTCGAATTTGCGGCGAAGAAGGTGGCGTAGGGAACGCGGTCCTGGCCTCCCGGCGGGATTTGGATTTGGATACCGGCGACTCGTTCTGGCTTTTCACCGATCTGCGCGTCGATGAGTGGCACCACGATTCTCATTTTATCGAAAGCACAATTCGGGAGGTTGCGGATCAAGCCCGCGGGCCTCTGATGTTGGCAGTTTCATTCGTCAAGCGGATCGCGGAGGGCGCTCTTAGCAGCGATCTGGCGTCGCGCGCCGTTGCGGAACTCGGAAAGGCGAGTCTGACCTACAAGCGAATCGCCGATTCTGTCGAAGCTCGCAAGGATCCAATAAGAACGCGGCGGTCACTGCAGCTGGATTCGTTGCTGCGCGATTTGCACAAAGCACTGCCGAAATGGGATGCGGGCCAGATCGACCTGTTCTTGCCGCGCAGCCACTTGTGTGTGTCGGGTGACGGGGCCCGCGTCGAGTTGGCGCTTCGCCTGATCGTGGCGTTTTTTCTGGGCCGCCTTCATCATACCGCGGCTCACGATAAAATAATCGATCTTGCGTTGCGCCAACGGCACGGAATGGCGGTCATCAAGCTATCGCTCAGGGAAGCTGAAAAGCCCGGCGCCCGCCTGCAGAAATTGCGTTTGCAAGTGGGAGCACCGTTGGAGACGGCCTCCATCATCGTGACCGCGCATGGTGGACAAATTTACGGGGCAGGTTTGGATTCAGGCTCGCCCCAAATGGAAGTCCGCCTGCCATTGCAAGAGGCCGACCATGCCGGATAACCAGGAAATCCGTGTCATTAGCGCAAATGACATTGTTCAGGATGTGTTGCAGAGCGAGATCGATCGCCTGGGCCCCCGATTGCCTCTGGTCAATCCGCGCATTACACGGTCATCAAGCTTGAAACATGCCCGTGACCAGATCGGAAAAGTTCAGCCGACGCTGGTAGTGCTGGATCCGGAAACGCCATCGAAGGATGGAACGCAGTCTTCGCGCGATATGCCCTCCGCCTTGATCGACGGAATTGGCGCGAAGGCGCCCATTCTCGTTGCTTTGACCCATTCCGAACAAGGTTGGGCGCAAGAAACGATTCGTCGTCCCGGCCTTTTAGTCTGGAACTGGGAGAATCAAAACAATGAGAACAACAAAAACGATAGCTGTACACTAGAACGCCTCCTGCCTTTGATTCTCAAGCCATCGCAAAAGCGCAAACTTCGAGCTGTCATTCGGCTCGGCTTGCGTCAGCCGACGTGCGACATCGATGTCGGAGATGCAGCTCTATTCCGCGATCTGCCGCTGGACGTCGAAGATCTCTACAGGCGTGATTGGCGAACCGAAACCCAGCAGGTGCAGGGTCTGTTCGATGCTGACAATCGGATAACATCGTGGACATTTCTGGCGATGACAGGAAAGACGCTGTTCACCGCGATTTTTGACAAGCTTGGCGCGGCCTTGGTGCATGCACGCAACAATGGCACCACACTGGATTTGCGGTTTGAAATCGACCGGGATGAAGTTGACCAACTGTTCTCAATGCCAGTCGAACTTCTCAACATCGAGGCAAATTGGGAGGGCTTCTTCTGCAGGACAACGGCCATGGCGCGGCGGGTGACGTCGCGTTCGGCCCATGAACGCCGGGAACCCTCGGAGCAGCCTGTTTTGCTATTTGTGGATGCGTCGGCGACACGAGGAGCCATGGATGTGGTCAACAAAGAGGGCGAAGTTGAAAGCCGATCCTTCCGGGATTTGTCCGGTGCCGTGGCTGCCGAGCAGAAGGAACTTGAAGGGCTTGCGGCGTACTGCCGGCTCGAGGTTCTGAAGCCCAGGGAGGGGACCAGCTTGCAAGACGCCTTGCAGGATCGGCTGTCCGACACCTCCAAGCCGCCCCCGGAGATAATCCATTTTACCGGACACGCTATTTCGCCGGAGTTCGGCAGCACCGAACTTATATTGCCGAGCGCCCGTCTGGGTGCGGTCGACCGGCTTCCGGTTGAGGTTTTCGCAGGTTGGCTCCCTGCGCAGGTGCAATTGGTTGTCCTGTCCGCCTGTCAGGGAGTTTCTGCGGATACGGCCCGGCGGCTGCACGCCGCCAAGGACATCGCTGTACTCGGTTTCCGGTGGGAGGTTCAGGCGGGAGCGGCGGCCGAGTTTGTCATCAACTTTTATAAAGCACGCCTGAAGCAGCGGGAGTCTATTGCTAACGCATATAAGACTGCTTGTTTAAAGGGTAACACCGCCAATTCCGCCTGGGCTGCCGCCGTGTTGCACGACCATGACTGACGGAGAAACGACATGTGGACTGCCCTTAATCCGGTAATCGAGTTCCTGGGAGCCGGAGTCCACGGTCGCAGTAATCTGCGTCAAATCTACACGCCGGTCGTCTCGGACGCTCGTGAACCGGGGCTGGGTGGAGATCAGTTCGTTGCAGGCAAGACTTATTTCAGCGTGCGTTTGATTGAGCTCCGGCTGGCGACGGCTGGACGCTATCTCACCGAATTCCTGCCGATGTGCACCTGCGTCCTGAGCTTCCAGCAGGGAGCCGACAAGCGAACGATCCCCTTTATCGCCGGGGCGGACATGATCCGCGGACTGGTGGGGCAGAATGCACCAGCGGACGCTGCCAAGCGGATCGCCTTTGCAAATCTCGCCGCCGCTACAAACGTGCCGGTGCCGGGCGGCGATGTGACGATGTACCTGTCGCTGTGCCGGTTCAAGGACAGCAGTCTGGTGCGCGGACTGCTCGACCTCGCGACGAAAACCGTCACTGCGGTTGGCGGTCCGGTTGCCGGTCCGATGGCGAAGGCGGCAAACGATTTTGTCGGCGGATTGATGAATATCTTCTCGATGGACGGGGTGGAAACCCGGTTTGGACGTCTCGATGGAAAAGCGCTCGGCACCAGCGGCTATCGTCTGCTGGCCGGATCCGCGGACCCTTCGCTGAACCCTCAGGAGTTGCGCGTGCAGGACGGCCAGCTCATGCGCCGCGTCGAGGGCAAGGATGTCCCGATCGACGACGTCGACTACCTTGTGATCGCGTTCGAGCACCGGTCGACGCTGATCGACGTCACCTTCTCTCTGGTAGAGGCGCTGCCTTTTCACGCGCACTGGCGCGCCGTCATGGACAAGATCGTACGCGCCAGAGGCGCTCCTGCCGCCGCCGACGCCGAGATGATCGAACTTCGCGCTGCCGTGCTGATGTCGCCGGAACTGACGGAAATGGACCGGCTGCCGTTGCTTCAACTCTACGACGTAAAGCGGGAGCAAATGGAGGCGCAGTTCAACCCGAACAAGGAAAAGAAAAGCGGCGGCGCAGGCTTGCAGGCTGTGCTCGAGCGTCGCGTGCAAATCGAAACCAAATCCGGCGGGATCGCGGCATCCCTACTCGGCACGGCGACCAAGGCGATGACGAATGTGCTCACCGGAGAGGATGGTGTTAAAGCGGGCGAAAAGCCTGACGGCAGAAACATGGTGTCAACGTTCAAGGAAATCCTGCAAGGACAGAGCGAGCAGATCGCCGCGGCGAGTCGTGAAGAACTCGCCGAGACAGCGCGCGCCTATGTCGCGGCCGCTGCGCGGAGGTAGGGCACAACAACAAAAGACGCAGGATTGCTCCCGGTTCAAATCACGGGAATCATGGGCCCATAATAGGCGCCCCAGTGGCCCCACACATCGCGGCTCCCGTAGCCGCGGAATTCGCCACGCAAACCGCCGGCGCAGTTGCCGTAACCATCGTAACCGTGACCGCAAGTGCCACCGAAGCCGCCGCCAAGGTTATTGCCGCGAGAATCAACAGCTCCGCCACCGGCGCCATAATCGCCGCCGCTGGCAAATGCGCCGGCGGATAGAGTGGAACTTCCGAGAACAAGGAGAATTGCAAGAATAATTGTAGCGCTGCGCAACATTGACGACTCTTTGAGATGCTTCCCGCATCCGCCTCGCTTCAGGACTATTGTCGACGTGCTGCCCGCACGCGAGCTTCTGGCCGGCCTGCGGAAGATCTATCAACGTGCACCTGCAATCGCTTGCCCGATATTGCTGTTCGCGCATCGGTGCGGTTCGGCCGAGCGAAGGCGCCGTTCCGGCTAAATTACTATTTAATTGAAAACATCGAGGCCGGAAAAGATTTGCAGGTATCGGTTGGGGGCACGCAGCTCAGACAGCATTGTCCTGTGCTTGCGGTTGAAAGCCGCCCGACCAATGATCAACGAGGTCACCGATATGTTGCACAGAGCGCCCCTCACGATTCCCACGGCCCTTCCGGAAAAAGCGGTTCATGACATTTCGCAAGCGTTGATACCGCTGCTCTCCGATGTGTTTGCGTTGTATCTCAAAACAAAGAACTTTCATTGGCATATGTCTGGCCCGCATTTCCGGGACTATCATTTGATGCTCGACGATCAGGGCGAGCAGATTTTCGCGATGACGGACGCCATTGCCGAGCGAGCACGGAAGCTCGGAGGTACGACCATTCGCTCCATCGGGCAGATTTCGCGTTTTCAGCGCGTCGTCGACAACGATGCCGAAACCGTTGAGCCGCTCGACATGATAGCCGAACTCCGGGACGATAATGCTGGTCTGACGCAGACCATGCGCGAGGTGCATTCGCTATGCGACGAGGCAGGGGATGTGGCCACCGCAAGCCTGCTGGAGAACTGGATTGACGAATCCGAGAGGCGAACCTGGTTCCTGTTCGAATGCGGCCGGCATGTCTAAGGCCAAGCCGCGAGACCAGCTGCGGGAGGCGCCAATGAATGTCAGGAGCGGCCGGTCAGCTACAAAGCGTCCAGTCAAGGATCAAGGAAAAACACGTTTCGCGAAACCGGAAGTACAAGCCGCGGAGTGGGAACTTGCGGATGAACGACTCGACGAAGCCCTAAGACAAACCTTCCCTGCGAGTGACGCGCTATCGATTGTTCAAAATGTTCGCGGTAGCTAGTTGCATAAGGTTCGACGGGGGAGCCAGATTACCATCGCCTGCGCCTGTCCTCGACCCGGTCGAGGATGACCGGGCGACCCAGTATTTCGGCGCCCGGGCACAGACGAGGACACATCATGAAGATTGGAATAATCGGGGCGGGTGCGGTTGGCGCCGCATGTGCAATGGCGACCATCATGAGAGGTTGCGCTAGCGAACTGGTTCTCGTCAACCGAGGCCGCGATCGAGCAAAAGGGATGGCTACCGACATGGGCTACGGAGCCCCTCTATCATCGACCACCAGGGTGACGGATGGTGACTATTCAGATCTGGCCGGCGCCTCGCTCGTCATGGTTACGGTTGGCGTCAACGAAAAAACGGGTGGAGCAACCGATCGCAGCGATCCGGCAGGGCGCCTGCGCCTGCTGGACAAGAATGCGCAAGTTTATCGCGAGGTTATTCCCCAGATCAACGCTGTGGCGCCGGATGCAGTTCTGCTTGTCGTAACCGACCCTCCGGATCCGCTTGCCTGGCTGACGCGCGAACTCGCTCGCCATGATCGCGTTCTCAGCACCGGCACATTGCTCGACAGTTTGCGCTTTCGGGTGCATCTGGGGCGAAAACTCAAGGTAGCTTCCACTTCTATCGAAGCCCAGGTTCTCGGTGAACATGGAACATCGCAGATCTTTCACTGGTCCGGCGCCCGCGTGGGCGGCGTCCCGATCGCGGATGCGCTTGGGCAATGCGGCCTTGCGCATGACGACGATTTTCGCGCGACGATCGAGAAGGAAGTGCGGTATGCGAACATCACAATCATCGAAGGTATCGGAGCCAGCCAATACGGAATTGGAATGGTTTGCGCGCGGATCGCAGAGATCGTGCTGCATGACGAACGCGCCGTGATTCCGATCGGGGTCTATAATTCGAAACTTGGCGTAACGCTCTCGCTGCCAAGCGTGGTCGGCCGGGGCGGCTGCCTCCAGGTCCTTGATCCTCCGTTATCGAATGACGAGCGTATGGGTCTGAATAAATCTGTCGAAACATTGCGCAAGGCCCAGGAGCGAGTGCGCTGACATCGTCCCGGACGTAAAGCTGGAACCGCCGTAGCATAAAAAGTCGGGCTGACGGAATTTTGCTGCCAGCCCGACCTCTTCGAACGCGTGTACGGATCAATAGACCGACGCGGGTTCGCAAGGCGGAGCGCCATTCCAGGGCTGCGTGGCGAATGCGCCAACGGCCGGAGCCGGAATGCACGCGCGCCCATCAACGTAACGCGTGTCCGGCGTGGTGCTCGCATTGGCGTCCGCCGCGACGTGCCGCGACGCCACACCGCTCTCGCGAGCCAAGGCGGGGCTTGCGAGCGTGGCTGCGGCGATCAGTGCAGCCGACAGAAGTTTAAGCTTGGTCATTCGATTTCTCCATTGGATGTGAAAAGCCGATAGTTTGGCTTCTCTATGGAAATGGAGCAGCGATCGGCCGATCATAGTAACAATTCCTCACCTCGTTACAACGCCGCGTGAGGTCGGTGCGTCGTACAGCGGCAATGCTCCATTGCTCTTGACGTCCCGGGGAATTCTAAATCCGTTTTTAATTGAGAACACCTCAGTTGGCGACCATTGTCAGAGTCGCTTCCGGCCGTTGTTCTGTTGCCGGAAGTTTTGTTGGGGCGCGACCCTTCCAAGAAGATACCGGGGAAACTCAAGGGCGTGGCCGGGGGAAAGTCCGCGCACGCAACGGCTGGCTATGTCCGGAGGTAAAGATGATTCTGTTCTCACGCTCCTTTGTCCGCAAACGCATGATTTCGCTGGCAACCACGGCGACAGTCGCGGCGACATCGTTCGCTCTTGCAGAGGATTCGTCGCGGGCGGATCACGTCGGTGGAGCAACGCCGATCCAAACTGTGGCGGACCGGCCGGATCGTTCGGCGGAGCAGCCGTTCCTGTCGGAGAACGAAGCCGCGATGAAAAGGATGATGGCGGACATGACGGTGAAGCCGACCGGCGACGTCGATCGCGATTTTGTCGCGATGATGGTGCCGCACCATCAGGGCGCGGTCGATATGGCGCAAGCCGAACTCAAATACGGCCATAACGAGCAGCTTCGCCGGTTGGCGCGAGAGATCGTTGCGAACCAGCAGCAAGAGATCACGGTCATGCGCAATGCCGTCAGTGAAGGGCAATCGTCCGCGGCGCAATCGTCGCAGCAACCCCGTACGCAAAAGTCACCGCCATCGGCCCGGACTGACGGCCCCGACGGAATGAAGATGTCGCAATAACCGGCTCCCGCCGCAGACTTCGTTCGCGGGCTGCGCTGCAAGGATAGATCATGGGCATTGTTCGCTTTGCGCTGAGGTTTCCGCATACTTTCTATGTGCTGGCGGCCCTGATCCTGTTTCTCGGCGTCGCCGCAATCCGGTCGATGCCGACCGATATTTTTCCGGAGATCCGCATTCCGGTGGTGACCGTCATATGGCAATACACCGGCCTCACCACGCCGGAAATGGAACAGCGCGTCAGCACCTACAGCCAGTATTCCATCAGCTCCAACGTCAACGGCATCAAGAATATGGAAGCGCAGACCCTGAACGGTCTGTCGATCCAGAAGATCTACTTCCAGCCCGACGTCAACCTCGACCTCGCCATCGCGCAAATCGTGTCGGCGACCAACGCCATTCGCGCGCTGATGCCGCCGGGCATCGAACCGCCGATCGTCGTCCAGTTCAATGCGTCGAGCGTTCCGGTCCTGCAGCTCAGCCTCAATTCGGATAGTTTGAACGAACAGCAACTCTACGACTTCGGCATCTATCGCGTTCGCCAGCAGCTGGCGCCGGTTCCCGGCGTCACCCTGCCGACGCCGGCGGGCGGCAAGTATCGTCAGATCATGGTGGATATCGACCCGGACAAGCTGCTGTCCCGGGGATTGACGCCGCTCGACATCGTGAACGCGGTCAATACCCAGAACCTGACACTGCCGTCGGGAACGGCAAAGATCGGCGACACCCAATATACGGTGCGAACCAATGCGACGCCGGCGTCGATCAACGACCTAAACATGATGCCGGTCAAGTTCGCCAACGGTGCCACCATCCTTTTGAAGGACGTGGCGCAGGTCCGCGACGGATCGCTGGTGCAGCAGAACATCGTGCGCGAGGATGGCCGCCGCTCGGTTCTGCTGAGCATCATCAAGAACGGCAACGCCTCCACGCTGGCGGTCGTCAATGGCGTCAAGAAAGCGTTGGAGGCGACCCGCGCCGCAGCACCAGCCGGAATGAAAATCACCGAGCTGTTCGACCAGTCGGTATTCGTCACAAACTCGGTCACCGGCGTGCTGCGTGAAGGCGCCATCGCCGCGGGTCTCACCGCGCTGATGATCCTGATCTTCCTGGGTTCCTGGCGCTCGACGCTGGTGGTGATGATATCAATCCCGCTGGCGATCCTGTCGTCGCTGGTGGTGCTTTATTTTCTCGGCGAAACGCTGAACACCATGACGCTGGGCGGCCTCGCGCTGGCGGTCGGCATCTTGGTCGACGATTCGACCGTGACCATCGAGAACACGCACCGTCTGTGGACCGAAGAAGGCATGCCGCTTTCCGAGGCGACGCTGCACGGCGCCGCTGAAATTGCGGTGCCGACGCTGGTTTCCACGCTCGCCATCAGCTGCGTGTTCACGTCGGTGGTGTTCCTCGACGGCCCGGCCAAATACCTGTTCACGCCGCTTGGACTCGCGGTCGTATTCGCGATGCTGGCTTCCTACCTGTTGTCGCGGACCCTGACGCCGATCACGATCGGCCTGCTGCTCAAGGGCGAACGCCACCATGCGGGCAATGAAACCCCGACAGGCGTGTTCGGGCGCATGTCCGCCGGGTTTGAGCGCAGCTTCGATCGGCTACGTGGCGGATATTCGAAATTGCTCACGACACTGCTTCGCCGGCGGGCCATCGTGCCTGTCGTTGCCGTGTTGATACTTGGCCTTGGCGCGGTGATGCTCACCTTCGTTGGCCGGGACTTTTTCCCGCTCATCGACGGCGGTCAGATCCAGCTTCACGTCCGCGCTCCCGCCGGCACCCGCATCGAAAGCACCGAGGCGATCTTCCAGGCGGTCGAGGATAAAATCCGCGAAGTCATTCCGGAGAAGGACCGCTCCCTGATCGTCGACAATATCGGACTGCCGGCGCGAGCCTACAATCTGGCATTCGCGGATGGCTCGACCATCGGGATCAACGATGGCGTCATCCAGATAGCGCTCAAGGAGGGCCACAAGCCGACCGCCGACTATATCAAGAAATTGCGTCAGGTCTTGCCGGCCGCATTCCCGGAAAACACGTTCTACTTCCAGGCGGCCGATATCGTGACACAGATTCTGAATTTCGGACTGCCGGCGCAGATCGACGTCCGGACGATGGGTTACGACAAGAACAATCTGTCGGTTGCAAAGAAACTCCGCCAACGTCTGGCCGCCATCCCCGGCATCGTCGACGCACATCTGCAGCAGGAGGTCGATGGACCGGCCTTCTACGCCGACATCGATCGCACCCGCGCCGCGCAGCTTGGCCTCAATGCGAGCACGGTGGCCACCAACATCAACGTCAGCCTGAGTTCGTCGGTGCAGGTGTCGCCCAATTTCTGGACCGATCCGACCTCGGGCATTCCGTATTATCTGGCGGTGCAGACGCCCGAGTACAAAGTCAACTCGTTGAATGCGCTCGGAAACACGCCGGTTTCCACCTCGCTGGCGGTGAGCGGCCAAACCGTCCCCGGCATGCTCAGCAATGTCGCGACATTCAAACGGGACACGGTCGCCACCAACTCCAACCAGACCAACATCCAGCCGGTGTTCGACGTCTATGCCAGCGTGCAGGGTCGCGATCTCGGCGGCGTCGCAGCCGACATCAACAAGGTCACGGCCGAACTGCAGAAGGAACTGAAACCCGGCAATTCAATTCAGGTGATCGGACAAATCCAGAGCATGAATGACTCGTTCCGGGATCTGGGCATCGGACTGCTGTTCGCCGCCGTGTTCGTCTATCTGCTGATGGTCGTGAACTACCAGACCTTTGGCGACCCGTTTGTCGTGATCCTGGCTTTGCCGGCGACGCTCTGCGGTATCGTCACGATGCTGTTCATCACCGGCACCACGTTGAACGTGCCGTCGCTGATGGGGGCGATCATGGCGGTAGGCGTCGCTTCGGCGAACTCGATCCTGCTCGTGACTTTTGCGCGCGAGCAGCAGCTGAAAGGGCACTCCGCCTTCGAGGCCGCCATCAGTGCCGGCTACACCCGAATCCGCCCCGTCCTGATGACGGCAGCCGCGATGATCGTCGGCATGATCCCGATGGCGATCGGCGGGGCCGGCGAGGAACAGAACGCCGCGCTTGCGCGTGCTGTCATCGGCGGCCTGCTGTTTGCGACACCGACGACGTTGCTGATCGTGCCTTACCTGTTCGCCATGCTGCGCAAGGGCAACGACGGAAAGCCTCACCATGGCGTATTCGAGGAAGTTCCAGCATGACCGAGATTCGTGTGCGGCCAAATAATGAAGCTGTTCAGGAACGGCTTGATCCCGAAGCCGATCGCGTTGTTGCGCCACCGAACGTTGCGCGAAAGCGGCGACGTCGTTACGGAGGGGCGGTGTTCGGCGGGATCGCGTTGCTGTTGCTCGTGGGCGGTCTTGGAGCGGGCGGCTGGCGCCACTACCAGGCCGAGCTCGCCGTCGCGGCTACCGCGCAACAGAGCAGGGCGTTTGTACCCGACGTTCGCGTGGCTACGGTCCGCGCCAGCGATCGTAAAATCACCGTCACCTTGCCGGCGACGACGACGGCCTTCGAGGCGGCGAATATTTTTGCGCGCACCAACGGCTACATCGAAAAGCGCTACGTCGATATCGGCGATCGGGTCAAGGCGGGGGCCCTGTTGGCGGACATTACCGCTCCCGAACTCGATCACCAGATTACGCAAGCCCAGGCGACGCTGGCCCAGAATCAAGCGACATTGCAGCAGACCCAGGCAAGCCGCGATCTCGCCCAGGTCACCAATGCGCGCGACAGCAAGCTGGTCACGCAGGGATGGCTCACGCTTCAGCAGGGCGACAACGATCGC